CCAGACGCAGCAAGTCCCGTAGAATGCACGGAGGAAAGCGGCGCAGAAGTCGATCTAGACGCAGGTCTAAATCAAGGGGCAAGTAGATCAATCAAATAAGGGTTTATTTTTTTTTTCATTTTATAGATAAAATGAAAGTCAAAAAGATAAAACCCACATTTCCTAAAAATGCTCAGAAGGTTGTCGCTGCAATTTATAAAATGTATGACGAGATGTCGAGTATAGCAATCGACTTAGGGGAAAAGAAAGATTTTTTTATGCGAAATCCGGACACCTGGATGCTATCCCCCGATGAAATGGTACAAAGAGGAGATTACGACATGTTGTATGATGAATACTTGGACACTCTTTCCTACTACAAGGAGGCGCAGGCCGATGCGCGCAAAGATCAGAAGAGTCCGGTCAAGGCCAAGAAGACCGCCAAGAAGGCGAGCAAAGCTAAGAAAAAGACGGTTGCTCAGCTGAGAAAAGAATGCAAAGAAAAAGGTTTAGTTTACGACGCAAAAACTAAAAAGTGCAGGGAAAGCAAACGGAAAAAGAAGAGTCCGGTCAAGAAGGCGAGCAAAGTTAAGAAAAAGACGGTTGCTCAGCTGAGAAAAGAATGCAAAGAAAAAGGTTTAGTTTACGACGCGAAAACTAAAAAGTGCAGGGAAAGCAAACGGAAAAAGAAGAGTCCGACTAAAGCGAAGAGTCCGGCCAAGGCGAAGAAGGGGCGAAAGGGTCCAACAGAGTCGGCAACATTGTTCAATGTGGGCACGCGTAAAACAGGAAACGACGGAAACATGTGGGAGGTCGTGACCAATAAGAATGGCACAAAGAGGTGGAAAAAAGAAACTAAAAAGGCAAAGTCTAAACGAAAAGTGCCAGGTTTCTTCGACGCGTGGGATGACGTGAACCCCGGTTATTCTAAATGGGACTATGGCACGGGCATCGAACCGGAAGATGAGGCTGTCACGAAGTACATCAAAGATACTGGTAAGATTACAGGTGATATCCTGTATGTAGGGAGTAGTTATGAAAGCAGACAGGAGTACGGAATTGTCATTGTGGATTTGAGCAGGAAAAGGTTATTTGAGAACACTGAAGACTTTTACTATTTGAACCCTTCTCTTGTGGACGATGATGAAATTATAAAGGAGCTGACACAACACAATTCACTTTTGAAAAACAGCAAAAAGGCAGTAAAAGAGTACATCGCGTGGTACAAAGACTCGATCATGTTTTAATCAGACGCGAAGCAGACGCTTCGCGTCATCGCGAAGCAGGAGACACCGTGTATATTATAATAAATTGAATCTATTATAATTAAGCTTTGTGGCGGCAGTTTTACTGGAAGTGGTGCTTGAGCTTGCTCTGAACCCGGTAGTAGGTAAGAGGCTCATCCTTTGACGACCAGCGGAGAAGCTTCTTCAGCTTGGTGTCTGGAAGGATTTCCCGCTTGTCCTTTGGATTCTGGAGATTGTGATCCTTGATGTAAGCGCAAATGCACTTGGTCACATCCACACGGGACTTGAGCTCGCCGGCACTGCACCCGATGAACTTGCTCATCTCGCTGGAGATGGGCACCTGCTTGAGGAACCCAGAGTTCACGTTCGTGCGCTTCTTCGGCTTCTTGCCCATAACGCGAACGGACTTCGACTTGAGCCCCTTGAGCGTCTTGTTCAGAGACTTGAGGAACTTTCCGCCGGGGCACTTGCTCTGACGGAGGGTCTTGATCTGCTCTTCGACGTCCGAAATGGTCTTGTCGAACCACTGGACGATAGACTCCCGAGTGGCTTCGAGCTTTGGAATATCCTCGGTTTGGCTGGTGGTGGTGGGCGGGCTCGTGTCTACAGACGGCGGCTTTTCGACGACTTTCTTCGAAACAACGGACTTCTTGGCGGTCTTCTTGACCTTGGCAGAGGACTTGGACGAGGTCGTCGAAGTCTTCTTGGACGTTTTGCGAGAACGCGCGGCCTTAGCCTTGCGTGTAGTAGTAGAAACTGGGTTGGTCATTTTTTAATGAGAAGCCTTCTTTTTAAGTGCAGGTGTACGACTGAGTCATTGAGAAAACTCATTCGTTTTTATCTTTTTATTTGAAATGCAAATAAAAGGTGTGATTAGACTTAATATCCCCAGCTGCTCTGGCGCGGGTTGGGATCGCGGCAGCCCGTGGTGGCGTACTTTTGGTCGCAGCAGGCGGCATTTTGACCGTACGCGTCCATAATGGTGAAGTATCCGCCCTTCGAGTGGGCGAGCGCTTCGCTTCCGTGCGTGAGGGCGTCCGTCGTGATCGGAGCCCACACAGGGACGATCTGTCTGCCTCCAGTCAGGTTCACGTTTCTAACAGTGTCGTAAAGGGCGGGGCAGTTCATGCAAGATGTAGTTTTTCCTGGCATATTTTCATTAAAACAATATTTATTTTTTGTTCAACCATCGGGACAAATTGTCCTTTCCTTTTATGGTGACGATTTCTCCGCCGTGTTTGGTGTACACCGACTTTCGTGTTCTGAAATGTTTTCGAAGAACAGGATTGGTATCCACGAAGTCTAAAATGATAGGCTTCACATCCTCGCGCCTGAACACGCGCCCTAGAAACTGAATGAAGTAAGCCTCCACGTCCGACGCCAGAATCAGGCAGTCCAGTGTTTTGTGATCAAACCCCACTCCTATCTTGGACGAGGTGCCGACGAGTATGTTCACCGAACGGTCAAATGTTTTCTTCGTCCCGTACAAACCGTCTACGCGTACGCCTTTCGACTTGAGCTTGCTTTCGAGAAGAGCCGCGTGATCTACCCTTTTGGTCAGGATCAAAATAGTTCGAGTTTTGCTCAGTTTGAGAGCGGCCTCCGTTATCATTTCGTTTCTTTCCTCGTTTTCGCTCTGAGAGTTGAGAAGACCATTCCAGTCGAGTCGACCCTGCTCTGTTTGATCCGCGATCGGTTTGAATCCGGTTCGAATCTCGTAGACCGCGTGCTTCTTGTGCAAAATCCGAACTAGCTTCTCCTCGGAAAAGTAAAAGTTGAGAAGAGTGTTCAGTCCGTCGCTCCGGTAAGGCGTGGCGCTGAGCGCTATGACGTACCTAGGATGAATGTAAAGAAGCGCTTTCGACAAGCACGGAGACATCAACTGATGGCACTCGTCCACGATCAGGCACCCCACGTCGTCGAAAAAGTCAAACGGAAGCTTGCTCACAGTCAGCGCGTTCATCACCATTATGCACGCGTTCTGCGTTTTGCGTTTCCACTTTTCTAGCTTATCCGGCGTTTCTCGCTGGGTTTTGGATGGCGGAGCCACTTTCACCACCCCCGCTCCTTTCTTCAGGTCGGTGAACTGCTCTATGGAGTCTATCCACTGTCCGAGCAAAATCACCTTGTTCACCAAGACCAGCGTTTTCATTCCTATCTTCTTCGCCAGCGCTATGCTCGTGACAGTTTTCCCGAAACCCGGAAAGGCCGACACCACAATGGTGCCGCGCTTGTTCAGGTGCCGGAGCGCCTCCTTTTTGATGACCGTCTGAGGCTGTCTGAGACTCGCCGTATACTTGAACGAAATCTGTGTAAAGTCGGAACGAGGGCGTCGGGTTGCGCTGGGAACGTTTTTGAGAGCCCACGCCATAGGAAGGGCGATGCTGTCGTTCTCCAGCAAGTATGGATACACCCACTTTTTAGGCTTAGACCGCTGTTTGAAAAAGCGTTTAGGTTCGGCGTCCGCATTCGCATCAACTCTAAGTTCCTCAGAGATGAGTTCTCTGGTTGGCACACTCAAATTGGACAACTTGAAAGCAATTGACATTTTGTTATTGACATTTTCCAATAATAAAATTATTTTCATTTTACCGCCCAGAGGTTTATTTCTCCTCTTTCTCTTCAAAGTGATCCCGCATCTGCTGGTACCCGGAAGAAAACATATCCATCTTTTCCTTGTTAGACACCTTGAAATCGAACGCTCTCACCACGCGGTGCGCGGACAGAGTCACTACCGCTGTGTCCGGCAAAGCCGATTCGATTTGAAGCCTTTCTACTTCGCCGATGGGAAGCATCAGAACGCGGTACATGTAGGACAGAAAAGATTTGCCATTCTCCTTCTCTTCCGGCTTAGGCTTGGGATTTTTCACTTTCACTCCGATCACTCGACCTCCGTAATCTTCAGCCTTCTTGAGCGGGAAATTGACGCCGCACCCTCCGTCTATGAAGTAGTTGTTTTGATACTGGTACTTCTCGAAAACAAAAGGCAGGTTGGCTGTCATACGGAGAGCCACCAGCGCGGGCAGTTCGGGGTGGCTCGTGTCGGAGATGTATTCTGTCTTGTTCTTTGTCAAGTTGAACGTGACTATTGTAAAGCTCTTGTTGAACTTTTCTCTCAAAGACTTTAGTGTGGGAAGATAGCCTATTTTCTGAACCGTCATCTTTTCGATGATCTCTTGTATCTTCGACCAGGAGGCCGCGCCGCGGCCGTCCATCATCGCGACAATGTTGAAGTGAGAGAGCTTCTCTATCACCTGGTTCACGCAAATAAAGGAAAGTATCTCGGCCGGCGAGTACCCGATGATCAGGAAGAATGCGATCATCGCGCCCGACGAAGTTCCGACAAAATGCTTGATGGTAGACAAACGTTTCGTATCTTTAAGAAATTGAGTAGCACCCAAGGCTAAAAGAGCTTTTGTCGACATTCCGGCAAGACAGAGGGTTTCAAAAGGTTTATCGCTCATGTTTAAAATGGGTAGAATTATCTTTTAAGATGAATGTCATATACTTTTGTAGTAAGAAATGCAATGATCAACACTAACAAAACTATTATGATGTAAAGGATGGCGTTGTTCCTGCCTTCCATGTAGAAGGATTTGCAAATGTTGCACCCGCTGATGTGGTCGTATATTTCTCTACAAGAACACTCAGTTTTCTTTTTCTCTTGCGCCGACGTAGCCGGCTTGGACGCATCGCCGGCCGGTTTCTGGTCGAAATCGTAGCTGTCTGTTGCCGGAGAAGCTTCCGCGAAATATTCCCTCGAATTCTGGACTGGCATATGATATCCCCCCGGACCCGTTTGCACATACCCGCCGACGTTCGGCCCCATATCCATAGCCATTCCGCTCATTTGATCCATTCCACCTCGTCGAGCGTGATTTCTGATGTATTTTGAGTAATCATTGTCGCGGTGAGGATTGTATGCAGGACCAGGCTGAGGCACTTCGAAACCCATTCCCGGGGGAGGGGTGGAGTAGCTAGGGAGTTCCGAAAGTTGGGGATTAGCGCTGGGCAATCTGTCTAAATATGTTACTCCTTCGTGCATTTCTTTACTCTATTTTTTTTTATTTGCAAAGGCACTCTTGCAAAAGGTATTTTAAAAGACAGGTTGTGCTATAACAAAGAGAATGACTACTACTACTACATCTGGACAAGTATTATCTGTTTTCAAGCAGTCGATCGTGTCTTTTATGGATGAGCTAATCGATCAGTTTCCAAAAGAAACAGGACTGATTCTGGCCAGAATCTTTCTAAAAGACCAAATTCCAATAGAAGTCACTATGAAAAATTTTGTGTTCAAACTAGAAAAGAACAACGGCCTTTTGAAAAAAATGGTCGCTGATAAGAATGAGCAATTTTTTATAGACAACGACATCTTTTCCATAGAAGCAGGCGGCGACAGCTACGCAATATCCGGCGGAACTGTGAACCACTTCAGGAAACTGTGGCTGTCCGATCTAGACAAAGACGACAAAGAAACAATGTGGAAGTGGTTCGAGTCGTTTGTGCTTCTCGCCGACAAGTACCAAGAAGTGCTGGCCACGAACAAAGAAAAGGAGAACTAGTACTTTTACTTCTTCTTCTTTTCGCGTTTACCAGTGCAAGCATTGCAAAGTGAAATTAAATTACCCATTTTATTTATTCTGAAAATAAAATGCCAAAAGCCAATCTAGTATTCTTTGGGACGGATATGGACAGCAGAAACGGTCTCAAAAGATCGCTCGTGTCGTTCCTCCTCTTTTTTGCACTGTCGTGGGTTTGGTTCGGCACGGCCGTGACCAAACCCAAACTGCTCGTGCACTTGATCGCGGCAATGTCTCTGGCTCTCGTCCTCGCGTCGGCAATAGGAGTGTACTTGCCCAACGCCAAAACCACATCCAGAGATGTCATCATCTACTCGGCTCTGGTCGGGTTCGTTGTTTCGATCGCCATCGCCTCAGCTCTCGTCGTATGGGCTGACAAGTCGATCGTGTACGGCGGACTCGTCGTGCTCTCGTTTGTTCTCATTTGCGCTTTCGTAGGCTGGCTGAACTACAAATACCTCTCTAAAATAAACTTTTGAAGTTAAACACATACTCTCTTTGAAATAAACATGGATTTCAAAAACGCGATAACAACGGAAAATGTAGAATGCGAGCCAGTCTCGTCGGAAGAAGAAAACGGCGATGACTACTTCAACTACAATTTAAATTCAGAGGCGTTCAAACTGAGCGGCCGATCGTACGCCTCTTTGATGGTGGCGGAGGAAGATGTGAGAGGAGAACAGTGGCTAGATAGGGAAGAGTGGGTGAATGAATACTACGACGATGTGAATGCCCACTTTGCCGAACTCGTGCACATACTGCGTGTACACTTTCCCGGAAGAAGAATTAAAATGAGCAACAAAACGCAGCTGTACAGAGACTTTTTCCAACTAGCCTACGATTATTCTTCAAGGTCTAGATAGATTCAGAGTATCGATTGCGGTATCGGGCACTTTGGGCTGGCTGCGTTGTCGGGCTGTATCGTCGACGTCTCGGTTTTTTTGCATTCGCTTTGCTTTGGCGAGAAGATCCTCTTTGAGGTTTTCTTCGTTTATACGCTTTGCCTTTTTCTCCAACTTTTCGGCATTTACACGCTTCTTTTTATGAAACGAATCTAACTTTAATTTTTGCTTTTCGTGAGGATCGTTTATATCTTCTATCTTGGTCAGGATCTCTTCATCTTCTTTCGGTTTGGTGTTTAACAAATCGGACAACGACGAAACGCTCTCTTTCTCGTGAGAAACGCTCAAGTCTAGAAAGTCTTGTTCTGGGTCGATGTGCCCCACTTCGTCCGAATCGGGTCTTGGATCGGGATGTCCGCTGTACTGATGCGGAGCGACACTGCTCGCGCCCTGTTTTGAGACTGGATCGGGCGTAGTATTGCTTTTCTTTGCTGAGACTTCGTCGCGATGCGGAGCTGCGGTTTCGTTGCGATGTGGGGCTGCATCCGACACAATATCAAATGGGTCGGGTTTAGCCATTATGTAGCGGGGACGCTTTCTGACGACAGGCGCTGGCACGGAGGGTCGGCGGGACAGATACGTCACTAGATCCTTGCACGCCCAAAAACCCTCGCAAAACTCGGCATGACCCCTGGACACGTCGATGATCGTCGGAATCACAGAAACACCCCAAGATTTGCATTTAGACCGAGCAACCGCGGAATCAATACACAAAGGCGAGTATTCGACACGGTGATACTCGAGTAAGTCCATCAGTTCGTTGCAAATGTGAGACTTGGAACTGAAAATTAAAAACAGAGGAACAATATGGCTCATTTCTTGTTCTGTGAAGATTGTTTAAATAAAACTTTAACCTAAATAAAGTAAATGGACTTGAATACAAATTTAGCTCGATTGGCCTACGAACAATCTCCCAATCAAATGAAGGGAGATCCGGGAAACCCTAGGAGTTGCGCCAGAAACAGAGACGCTCTCCGATACGTCGGATTCTCGCCCAATTCAAACGACTGCAACGCGGCTCTCGACTCGCTCTTCTCGGACGCCTCGATAAAAAGAATGTCCAAGTCGATCACGCGCTTTCTCGGAAAAGATCTCGCCAACGGAAGACCCGTGGTGGTCCCCGACAAGACCATCATCAGCGTTTTGAGTAAAATGGTGGACAGCTACCGCGCGGAAACAGGGGACATTTACGCGGGCAAGTACAACATACCCAACAACAACCTCGGAATGTATGAAAAGGTCGTCCTCCAAACGATCACCCTCATTGTAGACAACGTGCGCAACACTCTTGAAATGGAAAACATCAACGGAAGACTTTCCGCGTGGACGACTGTTCTGGGAGACTTCAACGACCACGGTCTGCGAAGCCACGCCCCCCTCAACGCAGAAATAGACAGCACGCGCAATCTTTTCCAGTTTCACATGAACTATTAATTCAATATAAATAAATACGACTATGAATGTAAACGGAAATCCTCTAGAGGTGTGCAGTTTGGATCCGGTGACCGGGTACACCAGAGACGGATACTGCAGAATGTATACCAACGATCCAGGAACTCACACTGTTTGCGCCACGATGACAGACGAGTTTTTGAACTACACGAAACAAATGGGAAACGACCTGAGCACTCCGAATCCCGGGTCGCGGTTTCCAGGTCTCGTCGCCGGAGACAAGTGGTGTCTCTGCGCTCTTCGATGGAAGCAGGCGAACGACGCGGGAAAGGCGCCTCCCGTTCATAGAGAAGCTACACACGAAGCAACTCTGCGATACACGGATTTGAACACAAAAGAGAGATATCGGTGTTAATTCTTTTTATACAAATACTGTATAAAAACTCTACAAACCCGAATCATCTTCTCTGAGTGGCTCTCTTCTTTCTCGACAGAATCTTTTCCACCTCCTTTGAGATTTTGACGATGGTGATATCGCTCAAGTTACAGGAGTCGGCAAACTCCTTGAGCGTGATGGGGATTCCCGACGACTTGATCCAGAAGTATACCAATCCCGAGGCGACGCTGTTTGGACGGGCTCGATTCAAGTTCGAACTTCGGTTTTTGATCTGCTTGTACAGTCCCTCCACTTCCAGCTTTTGCTTGTCGGACGCGGAAAAAGTGTTCATTATTTCGGAAATCAAATGCTCCGCCGTTATATGACCGCCGCGCAGGAGAGGAGACGTCGAATTCAACGTCACGTGCTTCAAGCCTTTCAACCCCGCTTTTCGGTTCAGCTTGAACAGTTTGATGAGGTTTTCGTGCGTTTTGGGCTGACCCACGCTCTTGTATGCGTGGAAAATGCAAGCAAAGATGATGGCTTTGCGACAGTTGCCGCGGAAGATTCTACCCTTCGACACGTCGGAGTACAGCTCGTTGGCGATAGATATGATCTTGTTGGAAAAGCCGAGCCCCTGCACATCTTTGAAAATGCTCCTTTCCTCTCTCTTGCGCGCTTGAACGCGGGTAGGATCTTTTTTCCCAGAGTTCAAGTAGTTTCGCCACTCCCTGTCGTGCATAATGTTATGCTTGAGAACTACGCCGCACGTGGTGCACGTTTCCACACCGCCTCTGTTTTCTACATTTACGTGAGCGCAGCAGTCCCCGTTGTCCGCATTTCGTTTTGCTTCTTTGAGCTTTTCGAAATGTTCGAAGTTTTTAAGTGCTGTGTCAAATAGGTCGAAGTTCATCTTTAAGTATTTCTGATTATAGCAATCACCCCTTTAAACGGATCATTTTCACTGACGGGACACCGTATTTCTTTGACCGTTTTCATCCATACTGGCCAAATCGTCTTCTTGCACAGAGTTAGAACCCTTGTAGACGCGGTCGAAACAGACCAAACTCGCTGACGTCCCGTCCGCCGCGTAGCAAGGTGCTAAAAAGATGGTGTTGGACGTTTTCACAATCGACTCTTTGCAGTCGGGATAAATGCACCTTTCAATTGTAGAACGTCTCATTTTCATATAATTGTCTAGCTTGTGTTCCATAATTTATTTTTATTTACACAGCTATTTTTTCTTCGTCAATCACGGCTTGCAGAACCATCCCGTTCTCGAATTCGAGAGAGTTCCACAGCTGCTCTGGAATGCAAAACTGGTTGATGGCGATGACACTTTCCTCGCCTATTTCGACGAATGTCGCTTCTTTCTCTTCTACCTCGACAACGGGGTAGGGCAAAATTTTCGACGTGTGCGAGTCGATGATTTGCTTGTCCAACGCAGTGAACACCATAGACACCGCAATGCTGAAAGTCAGAAGAACGACAAAACCCAAAAGAATCAGTATGGCTACTTCTTTCGTGACTGTTGCTATGGGAAGCCCTACCATAATCAAAAAAGTGGGCGACGCGACGACTTGACACATTCGAGGCAAAACCGGCCTGAACGTGAGTCTGTAATAACAAAACAAAGATAAGCAGTAAAAAATTTCAATCATTACCAGCAGACTGTTCACTGCGCACATCGCCAAACCGTACAAGAACAGCTGGTGATTCGGGTAGATATCGTCCACGAAAAAGGTTGAGATCAGCACGACGACTATAGACGTGCTGAAGTTAAAACAAAATATGATGAATGCGTTGTGATCTATCATAGTGCAAAAGTTAAACAGCGCGTGAGTTCCAGGAGATGATCTGATATACTCCGTGTGGCACATCATACACTTTTTTTTTGATTCGGGATTGTTCGTCGTCTTCACCCACGTCGCCAAACACTCTCGGTGAACATACTTAACTGAACCGTTGCACTTGCAGGGTGAAAAAAGATCGTCTAACGGTTCGACGTCTAGACATATTCTGCAACTTTTAGCGTCCATTTTATTTCAAGCGATTAAATAATTAGGTCTCCGAAGCAATTGAAAACGTTTGTGTCAGGGTTGTACTGCACTCCAGACACAACAACTCGCGCAAGAGATCCCTTTGTCAAATTGATGGAATCATCTGACACGCTCTTGATCTGCGAACCGTCCTCCGTCGTCTCGTGCATCACCTCTAGTTCTGCTTCGTCCGCGTCGCGGCGAATCCGCATCTTTCCTTCGCAAATAGGCACCAAGATCTTGAAAATGCCCGCCACATCGATCAAAACTCCCATGTCAAACACCAAACACACTCTTCCACCAAAACGACTCCCTTCTTTGGGATTCACGCAAACGGCGTCAAACACCACCGAAAAGTCCACCAGCCCCGTCGCCTCGGATACCGAAGCGTTCTTTATCGACACGTCCCTTACATCTGTTATGTACCCGTTTTCCTCGCTGCAACTGCCAACCATAGTCGTTTTCACCAGCTCGCTTATCTTGGCATCTACGTCCCGAGACAAAATCTCGGGGGACAGTTGAAATGTGCGAGAAACTTGAATAGACATGACTTTTTACTTTGTTGTAAAAAGTCCATTTTAAAATCATTTCTATTTAACACACCCTTTTCAAGGCGAACACGGCGCTCAGCTGACCCAGGCTGTTGGGCGGCGCCGGCGGATCTTCGTCGGTCACCTGAAACTTTACAATCTCGCCCGAAGGAAGAGTCACCTTCAATTTCAGATTCGTGTTGGGATTAAACTTCATGTACTGCGCGGCGCCGTCTCCGTCCACTTTGATGAAAGTCGCCATCTCCGGGTGAGTCACGTCATCGACAGGCGCGACGAAAGTTGCACCCAGGGCGTTTGGATTGTTGGACATAATCAAATTCCGAGACGCGCCACCCGAGGTGCCAGGAGAACTTAACTCTACGAAAACGTAAGGGTAGAAAGCCAATCGTCCGGATCTGCTCGTGGCGAGAGGAGCATTGGGCAACGTCAGAGACACCAAATCGACCTCGTAGCATACCTGCTCCTGGAGAGACACATTTGAAGTAGACAAAGTGAATGTCCCTACATTGTTTCTCACAAAGTTTTTAACCAACCACTGTTGCATATTCAAAAAGCTGGAAAAGGCAGTTTCCGTTTTCCCGCTGTGAATGTACCAGGGGTCTCCGTTGACAGCTGCCGTAGGGTCGAGCACGGTAACAAGCCCGGTGCAGTTTCCATCACCCGCGGTCAAAGTGATTCTATCTCCGACGGAGTAATGATTTCCCCCGTCCGCCACCGAAAATGTGGACACGGGACCCGGGGGACCCGCCGTCGTTGCAGTAACATTCATGACCAAACCGCTGCCTCCAATCCCGCCGGGAGAAGTCGGATCCACCGTCGTCGGAGAATTGCCCAACGGATAATTCGTACCCGGATTGGTCAAAGTGACGGTTTGCACAACTCCGCCCAAAGCTCTCGCGAAGTTGACCGTGGTCACTCCCGTAGTTTCATTGTAAGTAGAACTGGTAATCAAACGCGCGTAACAAGCATTATTGTGTATCCACGATAACCAAAACCCATTGTACGCCCCATTTGTCTTCAATCTGGCGCCGTTCAATTCCAATGATGTATTCCCAGAGGTTCCCGTGCTCGCAAAAGTACCGCTCTCGTTTATGTAGTCGGTCACTCGATTAGACTCAACAAGCTTAGAGCGCCAGCCTGGAGCCGGGTAGTTCTGAACGGAAGGCACGACGGACCTGTTCGCGTACGGGTGAAAAGACACAGTGTCGCCAGAAGCCAGCGTAGCAGGAAGAGCCGTGTCCAGAGTCACTGTTTTGGTGGCGCTGTTGTAGGCGGTGACAAGCCTAACCAACCCTTGGCTGTCGCCGGTCGCGGCCGCCGCCGTTATTTCCAGAATAACGTCCTGGAGAATGGTAAGAGTGGCCACCCCTGTTATGGCTCGCATCTGCGTTTGGTCGATCGTGATGGTTTCTCCTGCGACATACCCAGAGCCCGCGGTGATCAGCACTGCGCTGACAACGTCGTCGGTGCCCGTCGCAGACACTGTGAGTGTAAAAGTCATGCCAGTACCCGTCCCCGAATAGGTGTTGTTCGTGCCTGTCGCCACAACGTGACTGTCCGCTACAAAGTTGGTGGTCTTATCCGTGTTTTGAGTGATTGTCAGCGCCTGTCCCACTGCCACCGTGTCGACGACCATAGACATACCTTTGTAGTAGTCATCTTGAGTCCAGGAGGCGTTGGGACCCACCGCCAGTATTGCCGTGGTCGTTGAGCCGCCGGTAAGCGTGTCCTGGTAGTTGACCTGAGACAAAGCCGACGTTCCTCCTGGGTTGTACATGAGCTCCAAAAAAGATCCTTTTTGTATGTCAAGACTAGCGTTAGGTCCGAGATTGAAAGCCGAATTGGTCTTTGCCTGCTTCGGCTCAAACCACAGAGCTGTATTGTTTGTCGTGCTCACAGGACTAGGGTCGATAAGCGCGGCGCCTCCATTGTCGTTCACTACTGGAGATACTCCATTCAGATGGCGAATCGAATAGGTATGCTGATTCTCCCAGTTAGTGATCAAGCCGGACTGAGATGCCGGTTGCCCTGCTTTCAGAGGGTCGGTGGCGACGTAGACGTACACCAAGGATTTATTTCCGTCGAAATCTCCGATAGGCCTCCATTCGTTGAGAGAGTCATTGAAGATTATGTAGTCGTTGTTGTAGGCGTCGTTCCATCGGTCGCCCGCGGGAAGAAATATAACGTTGCTCGCCGTATCTGTCGGGTCTGTCAACGAGAAAGAAGTGCCCACCGGAATCGCGTTGGTGTAGCCCAAACCAGACACCACAAACTTGCACTGTCTGTTTTCGAGGTATTCGTACTGCTCCACCACTCCGTCGTAGTCGGTGCCGCCTATGTTGGTCGTGATAGTCACTCCCCGGTAGTAATTCTTGAGCATCTGCGGATGGTCAGACGCGCTCACGTCGAAAAATATTTCAAAGTTACCCTCTGAATTTGTCAAAGTTGTTGTGGTCGTGGTCAACGTCAAAGTCGCACCGTCCGCAGCGCTCCACTTTGCATCCTGCCTGACGTTCGCCACCGAGTACAGATTGAACGAACCTCCTCCCCACTTGTGGTAGAAAGACACGCTGGAACCAGCCACCGCGTACGCTGCATTGAGATTGTTCAGCTGACTGTTGACATAGTTGCTGTTCCCCTCCACCGGAACCTCGAACTCTCCCGGAAAAGGCCAATCCTGTTTGTTCCTGTACGTAGAATCAAAATGTAATATAGTAGCAGGTGATAGCATTTTTTATTTATTTACACTATTATCATTTATTTAAGTGCCGGAACTTGGATATCCGCGTCCCCCTCACCAAAGGATGACACCCGTCCAACGCCTCCAACTGATCTGCCGCAGGTTTCCACGCCGAAGAACTCACGAACGGTTTTACGACCAACCACTCGCTCGACTCGTTGATAGAACGGTCGGCTCCGATCTTCAGCTCGATCGCCCCCACGATCTCGATGCTGTTCTTCACGCCCAACTTTGACATGTACTCCGACCTTTTTCGGTTCAAAAGAGCGCCCAGCCTCTCGGCCAGAAAAGACTCCAGACCCCGAGCAAACAACAAAAGGGAACACAGAATCTTCTCGAAGTTGACGCTGGACAAGTCCACGAACCGAACGATGGCATCGATCTTGCGAATCACGCCCTGCGTAAACGTGCACGTCGACTCTTCTCTCATACTCGGATTGTAGTACCCGCACATAGCCACGCGCGCCTCGTCGACTATGACTTTCAAAATCTGCATTCGCGTAAAGGAACTCAGAACAACGCTCTCGATCTTTGAAAACTGTTTCAAAAACACGCGCAACGCATTTTTCATATCCAAAGAATAACCCGGCGACGGGGACGAATCCAGATCGAACGGAAGCATCACCAGACTACCCAACAAATCGACCGCAAAATGGTCGTAGCGGTCGAACAGCTCGCTGATCGACCCTGACTTGCGCTCGTTCGCCCAAGTCAAACGAGCCAACGCCTGATCCGCTATAGAATCGTCGTCGTTCACGTCCCAGCCGCAATCGAAATCCATACTCAACTTGCCAAACACAGACTTCACAATACGACGAAGCTTCACCACAGACTTCGCTCGTCGGTACCGCAACGCATGGCTGCTCACCGACGCCAAGAACAGCTTCGCATCCGCGAATGGATCCGGAGCGCAGGACATGAAACCCACGTTCGTATGAGCCAGACTCTGGTACATAGGCCCCTCGTCCACCTTGTCTATGTACGCAAAACCGTAATCGATGATTTTGGGCATCCACCCATGCGTCGGCACCGAAAACACATTCTCGGAATCCAACTCGATCAACAAATGCCTGTCTCTATCGCACTTTGTCATGAGGATATTGCTCGTATGCAAGTCGTAATGCGTGAAATGCATCGTCTGGTAAGCCAAACGTGTCGCCAGAAGGATTATTTTAACACTAGACAAAATCACAGACAAATCCACTTCCTGCTTGGACTTGATGAGCTTTGACAAGGAATACCCTTTTATGTACTCGAAAAAAAGCACGCGACGATCGATCGGATCCGCGCATTTTTCAAACGGATACGCCGCCTTCGCATCCGGATTCACGCGCATTGTTTCCGAATGAAGCAGCTTGGAAAACACCGGGCATTTTAACTCGTTGAGACGACTCGCGATAGTCTCTTCGTGCTCGCACAAGTAGTCTATGTGCTGGGACATTTTGAACACCAACGACTCCTGAGTTTTCTCGTTGACTACCAGCCCAGTAAGCCCCTGTTTTCCTCGCTTGAACATCCGCACGAATTTGTAGTCGGTTTCGGACAATAAATCGCCTTTCATTTTCTCTTCCCCTTTGAATCTTTAAAACGCTCTGCTGTTTCAATCTCACACCAAATAAAAATATTGATAGTAATAAAAATATGTCAGTAAACTCTACAGTTAACACTAATGTTTCAGCTCCCACGGATATCAATGCAAACCGTGGCAATTTACCAAGCGGCGTTTACGCCTATGATATGGGGGCGGGTACCGGTGGCGGTGCTACCGAAGCATTTACTCTTCCTGCAAACACGGCAACGATTGGCGCGTGGTGTGGTAAGATAGCCGCTGGTATCTCTGCGGTTGCGGGCTATTCTACTAGTCAGGTAATTACAATGACTTTTACGAATCAAAATCCAGCTGACTGGACACATCTGAATTATGATATTGTGGTTTCTTTAGTGGGAGAGGGAGATGAGACTTTAATCAGCCAGGTTGGATCGGCATGTGCAGGTTTTTCGCAGAATGTTGCAGGGGATAGTGGTCAAATTATAATTCGTCGTGAATCCGGAAGTGGCGCTCAACTGAAAGCGGCAACTATACTTGTTCAGCTTCGAAAGCGAGGAGTCGCCGTCGTGAAGACCGCGTAAACACAGTGAAACAGCACCCCCGGACGCGGAGCCAATCATGCTCGTCAGCATAAAAACTAATCTATAAAAAGAATATTGGATAATAATAAATCAAAATATGTCGATCAATGCTATAGCTAACACTAACTTATCGAGCGTTTCTGATCCAGTTGGAAACAGAGGCAATTACCCCAGCGGGGTTTACACTTTTGATATGGGAACGGCACCAGTGAACGCCGGCGCCAACCAGGTATTTGATAGCTCTGTTTTGTCAACAGCAAAGTCAGCACAAACGGTTCACAATTATGTAGGAAAAATAGCTGCCGGCCCCAACCCCGGCACTATAGACATAGGGCAGTCGCAGCTAGTGACACTGACATTCGAAACAGCACACGGCTGGACTAACGATACACACGATCTCCATATCAATATCGCACGGAAAACAACTGGAGCTTTAACAACAGCAGCTCCACTAGGAGCTTGCAGCGGCGGTTCTTTTTCTGCAAATAGCATTACGTTTGTTAGGACAGCTCCGGCTCTGGCCGGCGCAACAGCAAGGCTCGCAGAAGCGATAGTTACTGTCACGGTGCGTAAACGTGGCGTTGCTAAAACTGCATAATTCCGTCCAGTTCACAATAAAAACCTTTCATTTACGTTTTTAAATGAAAAGAAAAGAAAAGAATCTTGATGATAATAAATATATAAAAATGTCAATACAGGCTGTAGTTAATACTAATATGTCAAGCGTTTCCGATCCTAACGCGATTCGAGGAAATTACCCCAACGGCGTCTACGCGTATGATATGGGGGCGGCTCTCGCGAACGCATTCGACTTATCATTAGTCGATGACTCCGAAAAATTTCACGCATTCGCGGGTACACTGCCCACGGTTGCAGATGCAGCCGGCAACGGGTCCTCTCAGGTAATCACAATAACTTTAGCCGATAATCACGGCTGGACGTCGCTTACTCATAAAATAGAAGTATCTCTTGAGCAAGGCGCAAATGATGGCGGCGATTCTGAACCTGCAGCCGACTTGTCTGCAGGAACAGCTTCTGCTTCTTTTGGTTCCCCGAGTACTATATCTATTCTTCGACAGGGCGGTCGGCAGAATGGTGGCAATTGCTCCCTTTCGGAAGCGACAATGTTGGTCACCATTGTCAAACGCGGCGTGGATATCCCCGCGTAAATGTGTTTGTACGCATTTATGTCAAGTATGTTCAGAGAAAAAAGAGGGAATCAAGGTTAAAGAAGGGTGAGCTTAGTATAAATAAAAATGGATACTCTTCCCATAGATATTTTCGCGTGTATCCGTTCATACGCGGGCAGCGCAGACGTTCGTTCTGTGTGTCAAACGTGCACGGCGTGCAGTCGATACGGCTGGCTGCGATCGATCAGCGTGAACGGTTCCAAGAGTGCGAGGTACCCGGATTTTATAGAATTGTGTATTCGACATCGTCATAGTTTAGAAAAAGTCTGCGTGTGGGGGTTGCGCGATCCGTTGATTTGGTTGCCCGATTGGTATCCAAATCTTGAATTCATTGATTGCAAGGGTAAATCCGTTTTGACTTGTATAAACGAGGCGAAACAGCGCGGGGCGAAACTTGAAAAGAGAATTAAAATAACTGAAGTGAAACAAGGTGAAATTGTGACCGAAAAGTTTATTGATGTTCCCCGACTGAGCGCTGTTCTAATCTGATCTAATTCTGATCTAATCTTTCTTCGTCTTCTTCGTCTGGCCTTTTTTCGTTGTCGTCGGCAGCGATCGATTTTTCGTGCGCGGTTTCGGGTAGCTGGCGCGGTTGCGAATGCCGGTCGCGTGCGTGGGATGACGCTTGAGATACTGAAAGTCGCATTCTTCTTCTTCGTCCGACGAGTAAGGGTAGTTTTCCATACACTGGATCTCGTACTCTTCTTGAAGTCGCGCTTCTTCGTCAGACTCGTAGTTGTATGCCATAGTAAATCGAGACATTTTGAATTGAGTTTTGAATTCAAAAATCTACATTTTTTTAATCATTTTTATTTTTATTGAAATAATACCAATAACACTCCTCACATCAAGTCCTCGTTGGAAGGTCCGTCTTCGTGTCCGCTGTGAAAGCTTCTGCGGGCTTTGTATCCGCTCCAGGTGGTGTTGACACCGAATTTGACGCCGTTCTTCCAGAGCGTGTTGATCTTGGCCACGAATTCGGTGGTGTCCTTCACCGGTATGTCCGACTGCGAGCCGGTGTGGTTGATGCCCCACCATTCTTTGAAATGGTTCCAAAGGGATTCTTGCATAATCTTCTTGGACATATCCTCGCACTGTTCGTACTCGCTGTCCAAAAACTGCCTGACCAGATCGTTCCGTCTTGCGTACTCTCGAGTGGCCTGCTGGACTTTTTCCGGACCGCCCATCGGACCCAGGAATTCGGTTCGGTTTCCGTTTTCGTCCGGCCAGCCAGCTCGGTGCTGGAGCAGGTACCAAGCCAGAGCCGGGAGCATTCCGGGGATTTTGTCCGTGAAGTTGGGATCTTTCGGGAAGATCCGTTGCTTGAGCTGTTCTTCGTACGTTTCCGGGCAGGTTTTATCGCTGTCGACAAAGTTCGATTCAAAGGGGATGACCTTGATTCTGTTCCACGTGGCTTTGTCGGGGTGTCTGAGCGAGGGTAGACCGTTGCAGAGGATGGTCAGTGTAAAGTACGGCGTATGATCTTTCATCTGGCTTCCTTTTTCGAACAGGTCTCTGGCGGAGAAAGAGTCGCCACCGGAAAGCTGTTTCATAAGTCCGCAGTTGAGCTTTTCGTCGTGGTTGGGTTCGTCCATCACGGCGAGGCGCACGGGCGGCTTCGCGCGGGCAAGTTCTGGCGTGGCGCTGCCCGTTTGCTGCTTTTTCCCAGAGAGGAGTGTGGTTGAGAACTTGATGGCAAGTTTTCCGAGCATCATTTCGAAAAGTTTCTGCGTGATGGACTTGCCGTTATCACCGTTTCCCGTCCAGACGAGCACAATTTTTCGAGAGTTTCCGCCTTCAAAAATTTCCGAGTACACGTCGAGAAAATATTTTCTCACGCTCGGATCAGGGAACACCTGCTCGAAGAACATTTCAACCTGCTTGACCTTTTCGTCCGTCCTGTGGAAAGTTCTGTACTTGACCGGCATTTTGATGGAAATGTAGTCTTCTGGGAGTCCGTCTCTGAAAGTGTTGTTTGCGAGATCGTAGACGCCGTTGTCGAAAGCGACCAACATTCGGTCGAGATTCAGCTTTTCCGCGAATTTTTTATCGTAAAAGACTTCTGTGCACTCGCGCATAATGTTGTTTTTGTATCCAGAGTGTTTGAGATTGAGAATTATTTTGTTCATCGCCTTGATCCTATAATTATGCATCTCTTTAGCTGCCTCGTCGGATTCCGCGGCCAGTATCGCTCGGTGTTTGTCGATGGACTTTTGAAAGACGCCCACGAGACCGTCGTACGGGTCGGACAGCTTTGCTCTGAGAAACGTGCCTTCTTCGATCTCTTCCCACGCGTGGTCTATGAACTGGTACCAGCGTTTGTTGGAAACGGAGGAGCAGGCGAAAACCGTTCGGAACATAGAGTGCATCATCCGCGCGAGGTCGTTGTGCGTGCCTCCAGTCTGCACACAGTCCATTATTTTAGATTCCATCTTGCTGCTTTGCCACTTTTTGAACTCCTCCGGGCTATCCGCTTTCGCAAACCAGATGAGAGAGGCGAGTCCGGGCTTCTTTCGAATCTCCATCTGGTTCCATTTGTCTTCCATCAGCGTGGCATCGTACTTGTTGGATCGTCTGGAGAACTCGTCCCAGATCTCGAACGCTTCCCGGCAGCGACCAGAAATGTTGCACAGAATCCAACCGATCTTCATCCAGTCAATGTAGCAGTCAGCCCTGTGTTGAGCGATGAACTTGATGACCTGAGCGGCCATCTCCAGATCTTTGGTGGGGTTCGATTGCATCTCTTGCCTGGACGAAACCGACTCTAGAGACGGCATATTTTCCTTTAAAATAGAAGGCGGCGTCAGATCATTTCTGATCTCGGTAATTTTGCGGTGAGTGAGTCTAACGCTCAGAATTCTAGGAAGGTGGTAGTCGACGTTTTCTTCGTTGATCTCGATGGGTTCCTCGTCCGCGTCGAAAAAAATTTCGCAGTTTTTAAAAGCCTGCGCAACGGTCAGCACCTTTCCCTCGGAGTCGAGGACGCAAGTGGCCTTGTAAGGAGCCATTCCGGCGCCTTCCTTTTTGCATCCGTACATAAGCCACTTGTTGTCGACGACCGCAGGGTCAATGATGGAGGTGGCGTCGCTGACTCCAATATCGTCAAAAAGTCCCCGTTCGTCGACCCACTTCATCACTCGCGGAATGAGGTGAACGCGCACGTATTTTTTGTCCATGAATAAGAACGGAAAATGGAGGTGAAACCCGTTTTTGACGTAGGACTCTCCTCCTACGTTTTGAAGGTACGCCTTTTTTTCCAGTACAACACAAGAAAGGAGGTTTTCATCTAGGTCTGGATCACAAATCTCTCTAAGAATAGTCTGGTACGAATTAGTCAGCTCCTTGACTTTGTCCAGCGTGTACAGCACACGCTCTTCTCTAGCCAAGTCCTCTTCAGAAACGTTTTCTTTTGGAACTTTCAGATCGACATCGACAAGAATAGGCATATACTCCCCGGTGGGAGATTCTGCAAGTCCGAAGCTTCCATCGCCAAAGTTGTTTTGGTTGTACTCGCACAAAAGTCGATTCAGCTTATCGACGTCTTTTCGATCAAACCGAAAGATCCCTTTGGGATTCCGCATAGACACGTGAGTGTGATGGCTTCCGGATTCAGCCCGTCCGGACTCCAAAAGCTCGGTGATTTTTTTAGCGATAGTATTTTGGTGACCTGTCATTTCCTCTTACCATATACAGGATTTTTTTTAGATCCAATCATTTTCATCGAGATTTATGATCGGTTAGAAGCGGTTTCAGGCATTTTTCGCCTTATGCGGTTGTAGAGTTGACGCCTATAATTTTCCCTACCAGAAGTGAGCATAGACCATACCGTGTGCGCGGCGGAGCTCATATGCATCAGGGGTTCAGAAACGCCGTAGTCTTTTACGAGGGGGTGTATCTTGAGGAGACCGTTCATGGTCGCGTAGTGGGAGTTTTGCTCTAGGTTACGGGGGAATCTAGCCACTGGTGGAAGTGGATTGACAACTTGCATATTATTATAGTTCATTTTATTTTACTCAACATAAACGTTCCTGTAAAATGCACCTCTTTTCCCGATTCGAGAGCCGATACTATTCCGACTGAGGTTTTCGCGGGTTCGATTTCAGTAGACTCGTTTGATCCAAACACCAATTTCAGTTCTTCGGTCATGTCCATTGCCTCTATATGACAGTAACTTGATTGAGCCGGATGAATGTTGACGATGACCATCTTGGACACGGATATGCCGTAGTTTTTTTCCAGAATCAGCTTGTAAATGTTCAACTGCATGCTGTACTTTGCGAAATTGCAATCTGGGATGTGTTCTAGTCCTTTGCCGAGAGCCGATTCGAAACGATTGCCTTTTTTTATCTCTTTGCATCGCTTCCAGTCAACGAGCACAAACTCTCCGTTTTCGTCTATGAAAACGGCATCGATGGTGCCTGCAATTTTGAGCGTTTCGTCGAAAATTTTCCACTCCGTCCGGTACACCTCCCAATCCTCGTGGTCTGCATCCCATTCTAGAAAGTAGTCGACGGCCACGTCCGATTCGTCGGCCTCTACCTCTACCCCGTTGTAGTACTTTTCAATTTGATCGTGCAACACAGTTCCGGCTTCGCGAGCCTCCTTTCCGGAAGACTCCCACATTTTTCGAATCTGGAGCGCCGTCATTCCCTTGTAGTTACCTGTGTTCTCCAGCTTCTTGCTGACTTTCATCTTGTCAAACGCGGGAAACTGCGAACTAATCACCTTTGAAACCGACCTCAGATAGGGGCATTCTTTTGTGCTGTAGGTGTGACCGTACTTGTTGAATTTTAGACGGCTGTCTCTAGTATGAAAATTTTTCTTTTCGAGCGCAAGCATTTTATTTAAACGAATTTGCGTTTAAATAATCAATTTTATGTAGTAAAAGTATGATCAGAGTAGGAACAGATTGCAGCGGTATTGAAGCCCCCATTCAAGCCCTTAAAAACTTGGGCGTTCCATTCAGCCACGAGTTCAGTTCGGATATCGACAAGTTTTGCATTCAGAGCATAAAGGCCAACTACAAACCGAAAGTATTGTTTGGTGATCCCGATGGATCTTTTCCGTGCGGCGACATCGCCAAACGTGACATAAAGGATGTGCCCGACGTCGACCTTTACGTTTGCGGCTTTCCGTGTCAGCCGTTTTCAGCGGCCGGACGCAAAAACGGCTTCGAGCACAAGTCGGGAAATGTGTTCTGGTCGTGTTTTGAGGTGATCAATGCTAAGAAACCCAAGTATTTTATTCTAGAAAACGTCAGGGGATTGTTGTCCAACGACAAGGGCAAAACATGGAAAACGATCTGGGAAGCGTTGAACAAGCTACAAGGATATACGGTTGATTGGAAAATATTGAATACGAAAGACTACGGCATACCTCAAAATAGGGAAAGACTGTTTATTGTTGGACGAAAAGGCAGCACTCCGTTCAATTGGCCTTCTTCAGTGCCATTAGTTCGGAAACTGTCCGAGTACGTCGACACGGAAAACCGAGAACGAAAACAGTACTCAGAAAATCGAGAAGCATACATAAAGAAATATGAAAACCACGTTTTCCTCGACTTGTCTTGGGTGTCGATGGACAATCGACGGAAACAAAAAATGCGGTTGGGTACGGAAATCGCGTCTTGTATATGCGCCTGCAGTAGTATAGTTTGTTTGTATGACGGATTGCATAGAGATGCAACATGCGGAGAACTCCTTCAACTCCAAGGCTTTCAAGACGACTTCAAACAGGTTGTTAGTAAAACGCAAATAACAAAACAAATAGGGAACAGTATGAGTGTGAATGTACTTGAAAAAATAGTAAAAAGTTTGATTGATTGAGTAAGTAAAATTTATTTTCTAACTCTAATTAATTGAAGTGTTGTTTGTAAGCCTCGACAAGTCCGGGGCAAAGCTGACTCGTGCCGTCTGCGTTCCTCTGTAGGATAACTCCGTATCCCTTCGATTTCCCCTCTTCTATAGGGATTAGCGGGTTGTAAAAGTGAGCCAAAGCTGACTTAGACCCACCCAACATATTCGTCAACTCGGAGTCCGTGTAGCGCTTCTCACATTCAAGACTTCGCATAAATTTAGCAACCAGAGAAACACAAGAAATCTTTGCCCATTTTGGAAATGCTTCGGTTTTGAGGCGGGTAGCATCGTCAATATTGTAGTTGTCCTCCCGTTTGCGTTTCTTCGGGTTCTCGACAATCAGAGGCACCGTGTCGACGACGTTACCGTTCTCGTCCTTGATCTCCTGCTTGTACCTGTCTACAGACCAGCCACCATCGTTCCCCTTGACCTTGTTGACCTTTTCCTTGAACTTGGTAGCCGCCAACTTGCGCGTAGAAAACTTGCCTTTGAACATTGGCATAGTAGTCATCGACTTGCGCATAGACCGATTACTCATCTTCTGCGCCCGTTCGATGAATTCATCGATGAGCTTGATGCCCTTGCTAATATCAACATACGCCGACTTGGTGATGTAAAGGTTGAGAGATCCTTTGCCGCGGTTATTACCGCACATTCGCATCCGCTGGTACATCGTGCCTACGCATGTAGTCTTAGGAAATGTGATGTAGTCCTCGTTGAGATGCAGATTGTAGTCATTCGACACAAACGAAAGACACCGATCACCCATCTGTCCGACTATGCACAGAATGCGGGGGAACTTAGTCGCGTCGTTGAAAAGGCTAATGGCATCAGACAACGGAAGATCGTAGAACTTTCCATTCTTGAACTCACCAGTTTTTCGACTGACTGGATTGTAGATGCGCGTACCCTTCGTATGCATTTCGACTATCGCAAACTTGTCCGGATAAAGCTTCTGGATCTCGTTGAACTGAGTATCCATGTTTTCGATTCGATCGGTGTTGCACAGTCGCATCACGCGACTTCGAGTATCATTCACTGATGTCCACGTCCCATTCCCGCTCATCTGATCGAGCCAGGGCACCATATTGGGATCAGCCTTGATCATCTCGTCCCAAGACATCTTTTTTCCAAGAGAAAATACATCGTGTTCAAGAAATTTGACCTGGAAATCGTTGAAGCCTCGGTACTTTTTCCAATCGGGTTCCAGATAAAAAGTGAACTCCGGCTTGATCGAGTCGTCTGCGAAGAAAGCGCCAATCGGAGTAGCGTCGATGCTGACAGTTTTGACTGCGTTAGCTTTGAGGGCCGAAACGTGAGGACTAGCTTGTCCATAGTCGACTTCTGTGCACTCATCGATGAGGAGCATATACTTGCATTTCTTACCGGCGCGGATGTTCGCGTTGTTGATAACGTGGCGAATCTTTTTCAACTGCGAACTATTTCCAAGCACGACCGGAATAATTGGAGTGTTCGAAACCAAAGCTTCTTCAATCTTGGTTTGATCGCTCTTCTTGACGATATTGTCGACAGCCAACGAACTCTTTCCATCTTTGAAAGTCCATAGTAGTTCTTCTTCGGGGTCATCCCAGTGCGCCCTAGTTTCGCGGTAGTATTCATTCAAAAGCTTCGCCAATCCGTTGATGCGATCGATGAATTGACTGCGATCTCCTCTGAGACGTCGAGTAATAATGATCGGCGTGATTCCTTCCAGCAAGTGGAGTAAGGCAGTCATGATTGTAAATCGCGTTTTGCCGGATTGCGGAGGGGCATACACGACGATTGTACCATAAGCTCCGACGATCTTCTCGCAGATACTCATTGCTTTTGAGTCGGGCTGACCCAAACTCCACGCCTTGGTTGCGGCGCGCCGTTCTTTGCGGGTAGCCGACCGTGGGTGTCCTCCTCCGCCTGGGCGAGGAATGGGGTCGCCTAGTCCAGGCATAAGATTCTTTTTTTTCTTTTTGGTTTTCTTGATCTTCTTCGATGACACGTTGACTTCGATTGGGACGCACGACGGATGAACCTTGCTTAGGTCTTCGCCTCGCTCTCCGATGAAAAAGTCTCGAGTAGCGTCTGCGAAATTGCGAGGGAGGTCTTCGGCCGCCGTGCCGTACCCTTCGTCATCGCTGCTTTCACATTCGAGGAACTCGGGATCAGGAATGAATTCCGGAGCATTGACATTAAAAGACATTTCGTCTTCCGATGAAAAAGCTTCGTCGTGGTCATTCATTCGAGTCCAGGCATCAGAGTGAAAAGCTGAGAAAGACATTGAATAGTATTCTTTTTTCAATCAATCAGTAGAGTGAAAGGTGTAGTTGTTTAACTTTTTTTTCAAAAAATTTAACCATTTTCAGTTTTATGGAAAATATTGTTTAGCGCCTAGGTCCCCTACTATTTCCCGCGCTAGACGGTCTAGGTGCGCCGGATCCACAGTACAGGGGAGAATTGTCGAAGCATCCTTCCGTGCCGCCGTTGCAGGTGAACACGGTACCATCGCCGCAGCTGTGTTGTTCTCTCGCACCAAGAGTAGGGTTACCTTGATCGCACAAAGCAGTAATCTGAGGATTGCAACAGTCAGATGCATTTCCGCCGTATGTTCCGAGAGTTCTGTAACCGGTGATGGGACCCGTAATAGAAGGGCATCCGGGGTTAGCACAGTAGTATCCGTTTCCACCGTAGGCTGGGATAACTGCCGTTTTAGTCGCTGGATTACACGGAACAGGGGGTAATTTATTGTTAGGACATCCGTTCATTTTATATTTACAAACATTTTTATTATCGCTGCATACAGCATTTAAACACATCCAAGATAAGTGTTAAACAATATGAGCGGATTACTATTTCTAACAGCAGACGACTTTACTGTGGAAAGCGGAACAAAAGGTAAGATTCTCTGCAACCCGATTCCCAGCTTCTCTTTGGTTTTGTTCTATTCTACTCAGTGTAAACACTGTGCGACTCTAGTACCCATATTCAAAAGACTCCCGGGAACCATAGGCGGATGCCAGTTTGGACTCCTCAACATCGGGACAAACATGAAGCTGGTTCAAAAGTCCAAGGGAACTATCACCGAGATCCAGTACGTCCCCTTGATCATACTCTATGTAAACGGAAAACCATTTATGCGGTACGCCGGAAAATACAAGAAGGAGGACATCATTCAGTTTGTCGTGAATATGTCAAAGAGAGTCCAGTCCAAACAAGCTTTCAATCAGAAAGGAGGAGCCCCGAAAGCTCCCGATCCTTCTGTAAAGGAAGACCCCCACGGCGGAATCCCCGCCTACTCCATAGGCAAGTCAAGAAGAGGGCACTCTGTGAAAATAGGAGACAGCACACACGGCAGGTCAGACGTGTGTTATTTAGAGTTCGAAAATGCCTACAACAAAAAGTTAAAACCGCTTAGCTCGATAAACAAACCGCCGCCCCTGCCGCCAGGGTCTGGAATGGGAAGCACCGCGGGTATGCGCAGATCATGATCCTTCGTAGAAAGACAAAGCGTCTCTCATGCACATTTCAAAATCATTTGGATCCATAAATCCACTAAACTCTTTTCTAAGTTCTTCTGCAACTTTAGAAAAGCTGTGTCCGAAAAACAAGTGAAAGCACTTGCGATTGGGCTCTTCTATTGAAAACTCTATGAAAAGACGATCGGCGAAATGTTGACGCGCCAGCAACTGAAGCTCCGGGCACTCCTTCTCAAACGAGGCGATCTTCTCAGACTTGCTCTGTTCCAGTCGCTTGACCGCGTATTGCACACGGCTGCTTCGCGATGCCGCGGAGCGGCTGACCTCTTTTTCCTTGCCGTTTGCGTCGATTCCTCTGTCGGCCATTGCAGCCAGAAGTGCCTCGTTATCCTCCGCTTTGTGATCTGCTTCGCATTGACGCTTCAACACGTCGTTTATATAAACAAGCGCCACCTCGTTTTTCCTGAGTTCGTAGAACGCGTGTTTTCCATCTTCAGCGTGCTCAACCAATTGTCGAGCGACCGCATTCAATCGGCCAGCAAAGTTGGATTTTATTTGGTCTTTGAAACTTATCTTTATTTGAAACCCTCCCCATCCAGACAACACGTTCACTAACCGCGATACTATACCGGTAGTGCAGGTGTTCACCATATCGGCCATTTCTTGATCCAGTCTCGTCCACAACTCCGCCCTTTCAGTTTCGCTCCGAGAGCTTACCCACGCGTGAACTGTGCAAAACAGGGACTGCGGCGTGAACCCGTTGTATGAGCGCGTGCCCATCAGGATTCTGAACAGCGCCGTTTCTGTATCTCGTATTTCCTCTTGTGTTCTTTCCGCCGCATTTTTGCGCGTGTTGAAATCGTCTACCGTGTCTTCAAAACTTTTCACCAAATCAGAGTGTTTTGACCTCCACTCGTTCAGGGTGTCCAGAGAAGCGCGTATCGATTCATCCACAGAGTCGGCGTGAACGTTTTGCGTGTTTGCGTAGATGCCGTAACCCCGTTCCAGTCCGATCTGATTGATTATGATTCTGGCCTGAGCCTGCAGCTCTTCGGTGCCATACCCCAGAATCACGTCCGCGGCGTCGGCTCTTATAAACGCGTCCAGTTCTCTGTCCTTTGCAAAAATTTCTATTTGAGCCATCACCACGTCATACACGTCCGATTCGTATTTATTCTCGACGGCGGAGAGAATACCCTGCGCTGCGATTATTCTCATAGAGGTCGGATTTCCTACATCTCCCAAGAAGAAAATGAAGCACTCTTTCTTGAGCGCGTCGCAGGGAATCCTGGAAATCAGCTTTAGTCGATATTGAGATTCCACCGATTTGTTTGAAATGAGTCTTTTCATGTTCGCATCGCACTTGCTTTTGATTTCTTCGGTGTTCGTCTCAGACTCGGCAAGTTTGTGCAGTCTGACTATCGCGTCAAACTTGAGGATGGTGGACACATCGTTTGCCTCGGAGGTGCAGATGTAGTCCACGACCGTTTCTAAACTCAATATGCCGCGAGTCATTCGCATTTTATTTCGCTTGACGATTTGTTGATTGCACGCTCGGGTGTTGTCCGCATCTTCAGACCCATCGTCCACCTCTTCGAGGTCTTCCTTGAAGGAGAGCAGCGCGTCCGCTGCTATGAGTTTGAGTTCTCCCCTGAACCCATCTGACACGCAAACGCTTTCCAGTATATTTCTGAGAGAACTAACACCGCTGCATCTGTACTTGCGATCAAAATGTGACAGCAGCTCGATTCCTTTCGAGGGGAAATCGTGGAGGTACTCCCGCAGGAAAGACACCTGGTCGGCAGTAGATGCCTCCATAAACTCACTTTCATCATCTTCGTCTTGATCTTTTATATATTTAATAGGCGTTGAATTCAAGTCCATTTATGGTACTGGCATTACTCTATTAAGTATAGTTGGATTTGTCGTTTATGATCGCGGCAATTTCAGCTTTGCTTTCCACTACGTATGTTTTGTTCGCGGGCGTGTAATACTGCAAAACGGTGTTTACGCTGTTTCTCGCGTTTTCATCTTGCAGGTGAATGACGTTGAAGTGCACTGCATCCTTAAGCTTGTGTCTTACCGCAAGCAGTCTAGCTATTATCCGCATCAGCATGTGCAGAGGCGGAAAAGAGATCCCTTCGTCGGGATCGAATTCATTCGGGTTTGAAAATAAAACAACCATCTTTTCATTCTTCTCTATGCAATCGTCCAACAAGTAGTCTAGTCTATCAAAATCTCCAATTTGGGTCCAATCATCGTTTGTGTAAATGCGCACGATCTCAGGGAGTAGCTTTTCACAACAAATTATCATTTTGTAGTAGAGTTATTAATCTTTATGTGTTTTTGTTTTTTTGATCTCATCAAATACGGCTCTACATCGAAATTACACTCGTCGAAAGGATCATTATAACTTTCGACATTTGCGGCACAGGTACATCTCTTCAGCTCTGGTATAGAAAGTGAAACGCGCGCTTCACTTTCTAGATCCGTGCATAAAACAAGTGTTTGAATCGCGGAAGACATTTATTTTATACAAAAATGTGTTTTATAAAATAATTCTTCATCGGATTAATTAATACTTGCTTTGAACCGCCTTCACGAAACGCTCAGCGGGCATGTAGCCGCTGACAACGTCCTTCACTTCGCCGTCTTCCATAACCAACGTAGCCGGGAATCCGGAGGCGCCCTTCTCTTTGTGCTCAGCCATAAGAGCATCCACTTCGGCATCGTCTTCAGGCATTTCCAAATCGATACCCATCTCGTCAAGCATACGGATGATATCCTTCATCTCCGCTTTTATCTTCTTGCAGTACCCGCACCAATCCTTTGTAAGAACCACTGCTTTCTTCTTGCCGTCACCTTTACCCTTTGGAGGAGCTTCCGGCTTAAACCTCTCGATGCTTTGGCGACGGGCGGCCTGTCGTCTGGCATGCATGGCGCGTGCCCGCATCATGTGAGCTCTGCGAGCTCGGTACTTTTCGACGACTCGGTCTTTAGGCTGTGCCAGTACTGGATTTCCCGCTTGATCGCAGACGAGCTGGGAAGACGGCTTGCAAAACGGGGAATGTTTGTTTTGCATCATTCGGTCGAAAGAAGTTCTGTAGACTCCATAGCAGGAGTTCGCGATACAGCTATTGGTATTGTTGCTCATTTAATTTATGTAATATAATATAAATGAGCAATTGTTACGATCAAAAAGGCCAACAAACAGCAGGATGTTATGTGGGCGTCACTGGGGGAGACGAATGCGGAATGGATTCTAAAATGCGTTTTGGGTGCCCCAAGGGCGGCGTTCCACGGTTTATGGCGCCTCTTCCTGGAAGTGGTCCTGTCGTCAAATCAGCCGGCTGCCCCTCTAACCCAGAAAGCGGAGTGTGTCCGTGCACTGGGGAACCGATTTGCCGATGTGGAAAAGATGCGCAATGCGGCGGGATAGAAAAGTTTGCGTTGACTGGTACCGTCAGACCATCCTGCTACTTTCCCGGTGGTCCTAGCAGTGATGTCGGCGTTGGCATCTAAAATGTTTCGTGTATATGACGCACGGTATACTTGTCTGGATTCTGTAAAATGTTCTGAACCGTATTCAGGGTCGATTTTAATTTGTGAACTTCTAGATGAAGATTTTGAATCTTATCATCCTGATCAGTACACACTTTGCTGAGTTCGTCCAATTCCAATGTTAAGTCATCTATCTTTTCATCCTTAGATTCGAGTTGGGTCTGCGCTTGAATCAGAAGCTTTTGCAATCGGCCTATCTCCTCCTCATTAGAATCGGATGATTCATTATGCCACGTGTGAGTTTGAACAGTAGGTGAAGTGTACATTCTTTTTGTTTTATTCAAAAAGAATTATCTGAAACCATTTTCAACCTCTTCTATAGCTTGACGAGCTATCACCCACGCTCGCTCGACCAAGTCCGGATCTGCGTCTGGAAAACGTCCCGCTATCGATGACGCGTCATCGCGAAGCAGAGTGACTGGAGATAGTCCATTCATCAGAATGTCCTGAATCATCGCCGAAACTAGTACCCCTATTTCAGTCGCCGCTTTCTTTTTTACCCTCAATTCCGCGCGGCGACGTTCGTTTTTGCGAATCACCTTCCCCATCCGTTCGATGGCTCTTTCCCCCACGAGCTGCTGAATCAAATCAGGTTTTTCCCCCAAAGAATCCAAAATCGCATCCGCGCAAATTGTTTGCAGGCTTTTGATGTTCATTTGAAATAGACGAAAAATAAAATCGCCCATCATTTTGAACACTAGTTAAAAGAATAGATCTTTCATAGAAAATGACAAGCGTATCTGCAACCGAAACTAAATCCGTGGACTCCAGGGATCAGCTTAGGAAAATGCTCAAAAGCGAGCCTCCGACCAACGAGGGCTCCCTGACTGCGCCTGAAGACAGAGACCCCGCTAAGAGGTGGAGACCCACTATGGCCGCCCCGCTGAACGACGAAGAAATGAAATCGGCAAAAGACGATTTGATCAACACATCTTACGTCACAAATTACACGAAAGCGGAAAGAAGCTACGCTGATCCAGTGCTTCCAGACCAACTCTTAGGCTTGATTTCTTTTACACCGGCAAAAGACGCGAAGCCCAACAAAAACGGAGTGTACGGGTTTGCAAAGCTCAGGGGAAACTACGCCACTCTGCTCGACGCCGACAAACGGGCAGAATTCCTCGTTCGAAATCACGACTCGTACAATCAGATTTCAACGTGCTACGTAGGCCGCCCTTTCCCGCTGACAGAGATGAGAAAGTTCTCCGACGAAATCCACGAAGTCGACCTCAACAAAGAAGCTGCTGAAAGCATGGGAAATGCCATCAAGAGGCAGCAAAAGAAGGACGCCAGAGAAATGCAGGAAATCAAAGACAGAGAAAAACTCCTCAAGGAAGATGTTAAGAAAAAGCCCGGCGACGACCCCTTTGAAGACTACATCACGGCGAGGGTGAAACGTGCCCAGCTTGTCTGGAACTACAAGGAGCATCAGAAAAAGATGGCCGAGGTGAAAGACCTCATTTTGAAGTGCCGCGATAAAATCGAGGAAATGGACAAAGAGTTTCCGGAATTCGACGGAAAGTACTTTGACAAATACAGACAAGCCCGTGTCGATGCGGGGCTGGATGAAACCACGGAAGAGTCTGAACAGAACTTTATGAAGTATCTAGTCAAGGACATCGAGCTTGACTTTTAAACAAAATAATTCTTTACTGAAAACAATAAAGAATGATAATCTCCACCCTAGCATTGATAGGAATAATAACCGGCACCGCCGCCGTCACAGCAACCGCAACATTAACTATAAAAGAATACAACGACAGGAAGAACACTCTCCCTCACAACAACTTTACCAGAATTGACGTGTCTCCCTGCTTGTTCTGCGATTACGAAGCCAATGCCCCGAATGAATCAACCGAAACTACATTATAATGCGGTAAATAAATGATTAAAAAAATAGAGATGCTAAAATGGGCTGCAATCGTTGTAGCAATCATACTTGTCGTTCTTGTCGTTCTTCATTTCGCAGGTGACAGAATTCATATAGGACGGGCTCCTAAGCCATCTCCGGCGCGCTTTTACAGCTGCGCGAATGGTTTATGTTTTTCCAGTGTTGACCCATCCGTTGCGGGCTATAAATCATTGGAAGACTGCCAAAGGGCCCTCGATAGGAATGAAGGCATGTGTCCTGTTAGTGCCTCGAGTTGTTTAAGGAAAACTGGATCTGACGGCAGAGATATGTCAACGTGTCAACCTGTTGTTTATGGAGTTGTCGGAGACCGCGACGCTAACGGTGAAATGATCTATGGTAACTGTAATGAAGTTTATGATGCTGGGTGCGGAACATACGACTGCCTCGAAGATGGTTGGGGTGCAAGATGTTCTTCTGTCACGGATGGCAACGGGAAATATAAATCATTGGAAGACTGCAAAGCGGCATGTAAGGCTAAGCCATCTCCTCCCCAAAGAAACAAGATTTGCCTGAGGAAAACTGGATCTAACGGCAGAGATTTGTCATCGTGTCAACCGGCTCAAGGGAAACTCGGAGCACGCGACGCTAACGGCGAAATTATCTATGAAAACTGTAATCAAGTTTATACTGCTGGGTGCGGAACATACGACTGCCTCGGTGATTGTTACCCTAACACGGATGGCAACGGGACATATAAATCATTAACAGAGTGCAAAAGTAAGTGCGCTAAGTAATAATAATGCGGTAAATAAATGATTAAAAAAATAGAGATGCTAAAATGGGCTGCAATCGTTGTAGCAATCATACTTGTCGTTCTTGTCGTTCTTCATTTCGCAGGTGACAGAATTCATATAGGACGAGGAGAAGACACGAGGTATGCTGCGCCGGGAGTTGTAGTAGGAACATTAGGTAAGCCGGAAAGGCCAACGAAACCAAATTATAAAAACGCTGTTTGGCTACCGGCAGGAACACGCGTCGTAAAAGAATCTTTGTACGCGGAATCTGTAGCTGATCCGACGAAAGCACCTCAAATGACAAAAATACCTGCGGGAACCCTTCTTACTAAAGACGGATGGGTTTTACATCTACATTCGCCATCGCCATCGCCATCGCCATCACCGTCACCTTCTCCATCGCCTTCACCATCACCGTCACCTTCTCCATCACCTTCTCCATCGCCTTCACCATCGCCATCGCCATCGCCTTCGCCATCGCCATCGCCATCGCCATCGCCTTCACCATCGCCATCGCCTTCACCATCGCCCTCACCGTCTCCACCCTCACCGTCCGGGTTATGCTGTGGACCTAAAGAATGCGAAAATGTCAGCCAGGATAAGTGCGGAGTGATTGTCGGAGCTGGAGGAGTGTGCAATTGGCAGGCCGTGGGGCCTTGTCCTCCAACACCACCCTCGCCATCTCCGCCCTCTCCACCACCGAAACCGGCACCATCTCGTGGGGTTTGCGGAGCCCCGTCCGAGTCGACGCTTTGCGGCATTTATAACGCGAATCCATATATACCCAAATATTTCTGTGAACGCACTTGTAAGGGAATTAACACTAAAGAAAAATGCGAAGCTAGAAATATCCACCCATTCTATGACAAAGAAATTAAAAAAATAAAAAATGGATGGGTAAAAGCTTTGGCGTATGCTTATAAATTTTCGGCGTTACCTGAGGAGCTTTTATCAAAAAAGCCCAAGTGTCAGTGGAATATAGTGGGGTGAAAATGATAGTTTATAACAGATATCACTGTGTATAAAAAATGAGTATAGATTACGACAAGTTTCCTTTGTTCCAGTCACTGCTGGCGAAGTGCAAACCGTCTAAGAACGGAAAGTACAAGGATCTCAGCAAAAGCGAGAAAGAGTTCTTTGTGAAAAGAGTGAAAGAATTAAGCGAAGATTCTCACGAGGTGATTTACGCGATCATTTCAGCATTCTCGCCCAGCGTAGATTCAACCATACCCTACTCTGGCGTGTTTATAGAGTCGGGAGTAGCTCAATTCAACTTCAACAAGTTCCCCCCTCAACTCAAGCGCATTTTATATAACTTTGTGGTCACTCACCTTTCCGACGACAAGTGAGTTATAAATAAAAAAATGAGTAAATAAATGAAAAGTATGAGAGGAAGAAAAAAAAATACCAGATCTGATTCTTATTCTATGGTAGGTCAAATAGGCACGTGTGCGCCCTGCAGGCCGCCACAAAGCTGTCTTATGCCCATTCCCTGCTACAACGATGATCTGAATCGTATGAACGAGAAAGATATGGCAGGTGTCATTGGACCCGCGTGGACACGCGGCGAAATCGAAAAGCCCACTGGACTGAGGGATATGGGGGGGTGGATGGCCAATTTCTATACGCCAGAACAACAACAACGACTTGGCGTGGACGAAAACGGCAATTCTATTACTGGTTCAGTAGACGGCGGCGACACGGGTCTTGACATCCCAAAATCCTGTTCTACAGTAGTTGGAGGAAATTGCGATTCACTGGATAAATGGAAAATGAGCACCGAGAGATGCCAGGATATAGGGGGTGATTCTGTAGATCCCAAATCACCTACATTTTATACTAAATATGAAGGATGCATGGGGAATAAAGGTACAGCCGGAGACATTTCACTTTGCCCTGGTGTAGGAGGAAAATGCGCGCTTCAAAACGACCAAGCTCAACAAAATAAAATCAGAGCTTACTATGGGAAAACAGACATATACAAGGTCGATGAAAACTCTCAGTATTACAAAGATGTGAGTAAAATAATGAAAAATGCATTAGATATGCTTGAAAAAAATAAAGGGTGTATTTGCAGCATGCTCTCGCAGGGAATTCAACCACTCGCCTCGTTCGATTTAGATGACACGGTCTGGAATACGTACGGAGCTATGCAGCTTAAGTTCGACCAGAAAAAGTTTGACGATGCGGCATTGGCCAGTAAGTTTCCGCCTATCCAACCAGTAGTTGATTTTATAAAAAAGATTAGGGAAATGGGAATCCTTCCTGTTTTCATTACAGGAAGAGCTAGCACTCCCGCCGTTGTGAACGAAACTCTGAAAGAAATGGATGCATTTTCTAAATTAACAGGGTTAGTCAGGGGTTATCACTACTGGTATGGAGACGATGTTTCAGGCGACAACTCGAGTCATACCGCGTATGCACCTGGCAGGGATAATTCGGAAGTTGTACGGTCTAATGGTGGAATCTTTATGCACGATCCAGCCGATGTAGAAAAGGCAGTGGGAAAAGGCGCCCCGCGACCCGCAAACCAGCCTGATTCGGGTGCTAGTGGAAAATCCTTGGCTGCCTCTTTGTATAAATCAACCACGCGCTGCTGGATCCAACGGAATGGTTTGAGTGGAATGAAGGTTCATTTTGTAATCTCTGTCGGCGATCAGTGGAGCGATTCTAACGGAAGATGTTCTGGGGTGAAAGTCAAACTACCAAATCCTATGTACTATTTACCTTGAATTATTTTGATTATAAAATATAATCAAAAAAGTATCCGTGGCGAGACTCGAACTCGCAACCTTTCGATTAGAAGTCGAACGCGCTATCCATTACGCCACACGGATTGATAGGGTTTGTTGTCAAATATAAATCACGCCTTCTTGAGATTCTCCACCTCCTTTTCCTCTTCTATAACTGAAAGCTTTTCACGCTTTGCTTTAGTTTTCTTGCGTTTCTTTTTGTCCGGAATGAGCTCGCATGGAATGGTGGGTGTAGAGCTTTCTGCCATCGCAAGCATAGGCTTCAACGCCTGCAACTGTTCTGGAGGAAGCGAAGAGGTCATCTTCTGAACCGAACTCATAAGCTGTTCCATGTCGAGATCGCCGTTTTCGATGTTTTCTTGCATTCCAGTCACCAATTCTTGAAGCAATCCAGAGCTCATCATGCTCGTCATCGCTTCCATAGGATTCGCGCCTGGTTTCACCTGACTTTCCACCTTTTTCATCATATCCGAGAGGAAAGGGTTGTCATTAAACAGTTCGCGCAGTTCTTCAGGCGTGGAGTCCGCCTTTTTGGCTTTTAATACGTCAGAGGCTTTCCCCTCCGGATCGAACACCATACTCAACACGAGGAGATGCTCGAACAAGATGGCCTGGGTGTCTGCTGCATTTTCTTCTTTAGAGATGTCTTCGAATATTTTAGAAAAGTCTATGTATACTCTGGAAGAGTACTCGATGCGAGAAAGAGTCAGAGCAGTGTTGCTTTCCACGATCTGTTTTCGATTGGCGACGCAAAACTCCTCAAACAACTTTACGTGTCTGGCGACCGGTCCCCTGTTCTTCAACGTCGTCTTTTTCAATAAATGATTGTACAGCTTGAGAGACAAGTCTTCTTCGAAAAACGAAGCCATCTCGTGGACAAAGCGTTTCAAGGTGTTAAAACGCTTTTGCACAGGCGTCGGATCCGATTTAGTTTTTGATGCAGTGCTCATTTTTTTAAAGGTCGAGACTTTTTTAAATGGCAGTCTGGGAATCACACTAAACCCGATCGACGAAGCTTGTCCACGATGAAGCGTTCTATGTCTGGCACCTTTACCGTGTAAGGCACTTCTATGAGAAAGATGCCGTTTTTGATGCAGTTCTCTCGCGTTTTCTGATCGTTTCGCTGCTGTCTGTGAAAGTCCTCCACCGAACTGTGAAAGTGTTTCAAATACTCGTAGTGCTGCCTGCCGTGATACTCACACGCTATCTTTAATTCCTCGTTGAAGCAGTCCAACTCCAAGTTGCGACCCGTCAAAGGATTTTTCATAAAGTCAGGACGTTTGTTGGGGAATTTGCGGTGGAAAATGGACTCCAGAACACGCCGACACTCCCGTTCGCCCTTGGACTCCTGTTTTCCAGAACTGGAGTCTTGCACGGGACGATAACCGCCCATCTTCGGATCGTAGTAGTACGACTCGCTCCACGTTCCTTTGTACCCCTTTAGCTTTCTATACAACGCGTATAAACCCAAAAATATGAGAAGAACTCCCAAAGCCACCTCCCATTTCATATGTTTGAAGAGAAGATAGAGCATATTTTATTTTTATAAAGAAACTATGAATCTAGTATTTACATCCGGAACTGTTGTTTTTATGGTTATCGGACTCTACTTTTTCACCAAAAACAAAAACGACCCCCAAAAGGCCAAGCAGGACATACTCTTGTACTCTGTCGTCCCGTCTCTCATATTTGGAGCGTTTGGGCACTTAGTTCTCGCAAAACAAGTGAGAGGTTGGCAAAAATGGGGAAACAGCCCAGGCGTCGTAACTCTGCAGCGCGAACTAGGACTGTTCACTCTTGCTTTGCTAGCGGTAGCCCTGTGGAAACGCGAGGTCGACGTTGGACTGATCTGGGGCATATTCTTAGTTCTGGCAGGGCTCAACCACATCATTGTCCAAAAGAAGATCACCGACGTCGCGGTCGCTGACATCGTGTACGGGGCTTTCTTGTTGAAGGTCTTTGCTCCGCGATGACGCTCCGCGTTGGAGAAAGAACATAAGTTTAAAGAAATTAAAAAGTAGAATCAAAATGGCAACTTTGTACAAAGTACTGAAAAGAGATATTAAAAACGCCCAGTCTCACTACCAGCTCGATGTAGTGGAAAACAGACTCGAACGCGGACGGGAAAATAAAACTATCTCTGCCGCACAGGGAAGAAAACTTGAAACATTTCTATCCAACAAGGAGATGGAACTGGACTCTGGATCTCACTCAAATGACGACTACGAGGACGGATCATGCAGCAGCGAAGATTACAGCGATTAGTATAAAAATAAATATGGTTATCAATGCTACACTAGCGATAGATAACGTAGATTTTGGTTTTGGTCTAGGTGTTGGCGTCGGCTTGGGAACAGGCTTGGGCTTGACAGGCGTCGGCTTGGGAACAGGCTTGGGTTTGACAGGCGTCGGCTTGGGAACAGGCTTGGGTTTGACAGGCTTGGGCTGCAAATATGTTTGCAAAAACCCGATGGCGGCTGGGATTTGAGAATCCATAATGCCGTGCCTGTTTCCTTTAGCGACAACTCTGTACACGGGGACTCCCACTGAATTCAACACATTGAAGTAATACTCACTCGCTTCGTAAGGCGCGTACGCGTCGTTTTCAGCCTGTATCAAGCAAACCGGCGGGTGATCGGAAAAATTTAAAACTCCATCATCGTAGTTTGCTTCCACCAGATTTGTGGGACAGCACCCCAAATTTGCCGGATCGTGGCACGGCTTGAAGTTTGCTGGTTCTTCTGTCAGATTTCCATCTTTCATAAACTGGTAACAGTGATAAGACCCGCCCCCGATCAACACTGCGCCTCGTATCTTAGGCATAGGGTTTCCCGAACTTGTCTTCATAAGAGGGAATTCGTTCATCATTCGACTGCACATGTTCGCGCCAACAGAGTACCCAGATATAGCCACTCTATCGTAATTGAATGAAACGGACGGGACAAGCGTGTTGGAGTAGATTTTGTCAAACACGATGCGGAGCGCGTTCGCATCGGGGTTGTTTCCCTCGTTCCAACACTGATCCCCCGAAGAATCGGCTAAATTGCACGGAAAAAGGTCTTCCGTATCGTAGGCCATCCCCTCTCCAAGCATCACGACCGCAAACCCAGAACTAAGCAAATATCTCTTGTAGTACATGGAAGTCAACAAACCCGTAAGTTCGTCATCGTCCAAGAACTCTTGGTTCAGAAACTGCTCCGCGACGCCGCCAACGAGAAGTCTGTTGGTGGCCTCGTTTTGATCCCAGCCTTCTGCCATCCCGTCCCGACCCATAAAGTCGAACATAAACACTACAGGCCAGCCGTCAGACGGCATCTTTGACGTCGTGGGCGTCGCTACCGCGATCGATCTTTGCTGTTGACCGTCGTTTATCCACGCCCACTGTTGGGTGTACCCGGGTCCATTTTTAGTGATACCCGGTTTCACCTCGGTAAACGTTTTGTACGGAGTTAATTTGTTCAACGATTTTGGAACCAAGTCCGAACACTTACCGCCGCCCCCCACCATGATGTAGGCGACAGGACCCAGATTAATCGTCTTGTCGTACTTGTCGGGAGGTTCGGGCAGAGTTTTGCACAATTTTAAATTATTTATTTCATTCGCCTCTCTCTTCTTGTACTTTTTTCCTTTCTTATCCACGCAACAGTTGTCTCCCGTGCAAGACACTCTTCTCAGCAAAGGCACATCGCACGAATCCAAAATAGTACCCTCGTAACACCACGGCACTGCCATGTTAGTTTTGCTGTTCCACCAATCATTCGGTTTCTCGTAACACCCTCCTCTAGATTCGCATACGGCCTTGTCGCCGCATTCATTACCGCAACCAGCCAGATTTACTCGATCTTCTCGTTTTATTAAACACTCGGACGCGCCAGCCTCTTTATAACACCACGGCGTTCCGTCAAAGTCGTGAGGCGGCGGCGGTCTCTCAAAGCACCCCCCTCGCCTTTTACACCCCTCTTCCGTCGTGCAAACATCGAGCGGACAACTGTTGTCGTAGTTCACGCGTTGGCTGTACGGCACGTCGCACGACGTTTTAGGCGCTACAGCAAAAGACGGTGCAAATCTACCACTTTTTCTTCTAGGAAAAGTTTTCATTTTGTAGTTATTTATTAATTACAAAATACTCTTTCCCATTTATTCGTCGATCAACGTTTCCTCCAATTGACCTGCTGCGTGCGCTTTGTTTATAATTCCGCAGAATTCGTAAAAGTCGTCTCTCATGAAATCAGCGGAAAGCCCCGACTGGATAATCTTACCGGAGTGAAAGACCAAAAAGGTGTTGTACCGCACGTGCTTGAGCTTCGATTCTCGATCGGAGTCGGACAACGTGTCCAAGTACTCTTTGTAAGACGTAAGAGAACCCCTCCACTTATCATTCAAATCAAGAATCTTCTCTCTTTCCGAGTAAAGAGCGTTGCGCCTTCTATTCCGTTGCTTTTCCTTCTGGTCTCTGAAAAAGTCTTCCTTGGTCATCTCTTTGTACTGCTCTTCGTCGTAACCATCGTCGACCCATTTTTTCAGTTTTAGACTTTCCACCCTCTTCCACTCATCCATCCACCCATCATCTTCCGCTTCAGGTGTCTTCTCCTCTTCCTCGTATGACACTTGGATAATAGGCACTTGGATCTTTGTAATCTTCAAATCTGCAATCGGCTTTGTGATCCTCTTTTTCACATTCAGCCCGGTGTAGCCGAAACTCGTCTCTAACAAACAGTGGTAGTCCGGATTGGTGTCCACAATATACTGGTCGAACAACTCGCGGTTTATATTGATGCCCAACGTGAAATCTAGGTTTCGCATCGCTGGTATGATCAAAGCTTTCATACAACCATCGGAACAGCTGTAATAACTAGTACCCTTGATGTTGTCCCAAATGCAACGAATGCACTGAATCGCATGATCGAAAGAAAGCGCTCCCGTGATTTGAAAAGTACCGTTGCGACACACTTTAAAGTTCAAAAGCTTGGTTCCCGCATTGATCACTACAGTAAAACTGTTTCGAAACCATCGCTTGTTCTTCTTACGCGGCTTCATATTCACGCCGCGGATATTGCCCATATAGTTGATTGAAATAATTTCCCCCACTGGAATGCTCGAAAGCAGAACGCGCAGTTTCTCGTTCTTAGCTACCCTAAGATCCGGATTAACCGGACTGTGCACGGGCAGGTACTTTGAAATTTTTTCGATATCTATCGTCAAGTTAGTGCTCGCCGTAAAAGTACGCGTCGACACTTTCATCTTCTCGAAATCTTTGGAAATAAGAGCTGTTGTTGAAGTAGTCATTTTCCTGAAATAAAACAAAGAGTTTTAAATCATTTTCGTCAACATTTGACGTACCCCGGCTTTGAACCTGATATAAAAGGAAATGCATAATGCGCGTCGTCGTAATCCGCGAAAAGCTCCTCTCCCGCACCTATATTCCTCAGCGCCACTAGATTTATTTTGCCGTTCTTACCTGTTTCTACCTTGACGTTTTTCGCCTGTGAACAATGGTTTATGTAAGGGATAAATTTGGACGCATACCTTTTGAAATCGTAGTTGGACATTCCTATCCGTAAAACCACACCAAGAGGCTTTTTCGGAAAACAGTCGAGAAGAACAACATCGCCTTTGCCTATATCTTTCTCGGTAAAAACCCCATTTCCGTGCACGGCAGAAGGCTTCAAACGGAGAAAGTCATCTCCCTCCGTATCGACCAGGTAATTCTCTTCCGTTGTAAAAGATTGAACTGCTTTACGATGCCGCGGAGCGGCTACGACAACAACGCACAAAATCAAACAAAACGCAAGTATAACTAACCATTTACTTCTCATTTATTAATCCATTTTTATTCTTACATCCCCAAAAACTCCTTCGTCCTCTTCGCCATCGCTTCTCGGTGTGCGATCGCTAGTTGTTTTTGCAACTCCTTTTCCTCCTCTGTATCTACCCTAAGCGTGAATGACTTGCCCCTGCGCTTTCCCTCCTCATCTTTCCACACCGCCTTCCAACGACCTTTCCTGTTTCCGACTGGTTTGTGCCACTCAACACCGGTGTGGCCGCTCGTATTATTCTTCTGCTTACTTTTGTTCAGGGCATTCACGCGACCTCCTCCCTCTCGCACGTTGCTCCGAAGATTGTTCAGGCCGTCCCGATCGATGTGATCGACCTCCGAAAACTGAGGATACAGTATGTTGTGAACCTTTTTGTTACGTTCGGCTCTTCCGATCCAAGCATAACTGGTTTTCTTTCCTTTTTCTAAATACGCCCGGACCGCGCCCTTAGACCGAATAAATTCAAGTTGGTCTGTTTCTAACTTCATACATTTTTCAATTTTTGGATTACCTCGTCCATTGTTCTGTAAAAGCTTCATCTCGTAGTATTCGTACCCAACCGGCAAAACTGGATGACTTATCACGGTAACTAGTCGCACCTGATTTCTTGTCAACCCTCTCTTTTCACATTCACGTTTTTGAAAGGATTCGGCAATGGCACGGGTAAACGATCCGTGCACTTTTTTATGAAAAGTCTTGCCACATCCGCCGTGTTCTTTCTTAAAATTAACTTTGACGCGTTCATCTGTTTCCTGCAAGTATCCGACAGTGATTCCGCCAGTCCAAGGACCCTTCTCATATTTTTCTTCTATTTTCTCAGTAGGAGCGGACACTGCAGACAAAGGCAGATCTGCTACACGACGGCATCTATCGCAAGATCCAGTTTTAGATTTTTTCCAATTGCTTGTAAAAACTGTGAATTCGATGTGGCACTTGCATACGACAATGATACTACGAGCTTTTTCTGACACTCCCTTGTACGTGTATCCTAACTCTTCGCATTTCTGTTTGCATTGATTGATAACTTTCGAACTAATTCCTTTCTTGGAACAGTCGCTGCATCCAGAAAACCTTTTTACAAGTTGTTGCTTTAGTTTTCTGTCGGTCTTTCCGCACTTGCACGTAAAAACGACGTAGCGTGAATCTTCTTCGCATATCGACCAGTTGCTGCATCCAGCCGCTTCGATAGCTTCGTTAATTTTTTGACGAGTACGTTCTGTAATCTTTGGGTTTGGCATTGTTTGTTTAGTAATATTTCCAGTTCTATAAATCATTTTTAATAATGCAATTCATTAATCCTGATAATATTAATCGCGTGTTGTTTCTATACTATATTTGTATAGAAAGTATATATATGCACTGCTCGGAGGAGCACTCTTACAAAACTGGAAAACCAAGGGCACCACCTGAAATTCTGATGATGTTGTTGTTGACACAGGTGAGCACAAACTTGTACTTCTGCTGTTCCTGGATACCAGAGGACTGCGGGTTGTTTGGACCAACGGCACCGACCTGACTGAGCGGCGGTAAGGAAGCACTTCCAGTGCCATTATTCTTGGCGGCGTTTTGGCAAAGCGCCGTAAACTCCGGAACAATCGACACGTTGGTAAGCTTGCCGTAGTTGGTGGAACCCATCGGGTCGAGGCAGATGAAGTCCAGCGAGTACGAGTAGCAGTGGTAACCGCTGACCTCCGGGACGACCGGCGCGGTGAAGTACGGGTTGACCTGCGAAAAGTAGTCGTTGCCCATCTGGCCGAGACGGTTGGTGTTCTCGTAGACGAGAGAGCAGCGCAGGAGAGGATCGACCTGGTACTGACCGCTGAACTTGAGCGGGCACGCCGTGAGGTCACCCATCTGCGGCGAACCGGTGGTGTAGGTGGAACCCTCATTATCGTGAGTGATATTCTGGATCGCGAAGAAGAGAACCTTGATCGCGTGGGAAAGACGCAGATCGATCGACTGGGACGTATTGGTTTGGGGAGTCACCGTGACTTTAGATGCCATCTGAGCCTGTTCGATGAGAATGTCGCGCGGAGCACAGGCCATACGCTTACGCTCATCGTTGGACACGATAGCGTAGTTCGCCCAAACCTGAACAGATTCGAAGGACGGTTCAGTGTTGCCCACGGTTTGTGCTCCGCCGATTGAAAGTCGTGTTGCATCTTGGAACTTTTTAACATAAGGCTGGTTTGCGGTCGCAGCCGTTACATTACGCTCCGCGATGAGAAGATCCCTCCAGTCGGCGAAGGTAAAGTTGATGCGCATCTCGTTGTACGGAAGAGCCGCCGTCGGAAGCGCGACGCCCGAATCGCGGGAGTAGAAAAAGGGCAGCGGCAGGTTGAGGTACGTCACTCTCGGACCGCCATCCTTCTGGACGACGTCATCCAGCGATCCACCCGCAAGATTATCGAGATCAGGAGGAAGGCTGACTCCAGCTGCAGCGGTACCCACAGCGCTAGTGTTGGTAAGCGCGACAGTGTTGCCGATCATATTGTTGTAAGCCAGCTGCTTACCCTTCGGGACGGTGAAGGCCGCCCAGAAATCAAGATGCGTGTTGTCGAAGCGAGCAGCGACCAGATCGTTGAACGTGATGGCGCATTCCTTGATCAGATTGTGCATCAGATTACGCGTCCAGCGGATGCGAGTGAACTCCTCGGTCGGCGTGTTAGGAAAGTATTTGACTTGGTTGAGACCGATGCGAAGCCAGGTCTGAAGCAGGTAATCACCAGCACGAGAAATGCTGACCGACCAGCTTTGGCCAAACTTGGGCTGACCAGAGGCGTTCGAGAGAACAACCGGCACCTGAGTGAACCAGGTAGACTTGCACGTAGTGCGAACGAAGTACGCAACTGCGTCGCCGCAGCCGTACATGTACTTCTCGAGCTCGTCGTAAGTGGCGAGGTCAATGAATCCCGAGGTAATGTTGGATGATTGAATGCTCATTGTTTTATATTGTGCAATATTTTTTTTTTAAGTTGGAAATTAACGATAGTCGTCGCTGAGTAATATTTTTTAAAAGTAAAATTGAAGTAATCTATGATATGACCAAAAGCGACGACGATTATGAAAAAACGACAACGTCTCGTCGACGACTACGATTGAAGAAGCAGCAAATCAATCGCCCCCTCAACGTGTCGCACGTGAAAGCTCGAATAGACACTGGTTTAAAGAAGAAGTCCGAATCCAAGTCCAGCGGAAAGGGAAAAAGGTTGGTGAAAACGTACGTAAAGAAAAAAATGTTGCCACTGCCGGAGTTGACAACATTGAAAGATTTGATCGAACTCGGAAAACGAATAAAACAAGGCCAGCGGTTCGTGCGGATAGACAATGATTCACTGAAGCGGTGCTGCGACCACTTGCAAGAGTTGGACGATCTGATTGGACTGGAAATGCTCAAGTCGACGGTTTTCGACCAGCTCGTCTACTTTCTGCAGAAACTAGACAAGATAACCAACAACGAGTACCTGCACACCATGCTCGCCGGTCCGCCCGGAGTGGGCAAAACGACCGTCGCCAGAATACTCGGCAAAATATACGCCTGTCTGGGCGTCATTGAAAACCCCAAAAGCATTTTTAAAATCGCGCACCGAGAAGACCTCGTCGCCTCCTACTTGGGACAAACGGCGACGAAAACGCTCGCGCTGCTCAAATCCTGTCTAGGAGGAGTCTTGTTCATCGACGAAGTGTACTCCCTCGGATCAGGAAAGGAAGGAAAAGATTCCTTCTCGAAAGAAGCCGTGGACACGCTCTGCGGATTTCTCTCGGAAAATGCAGGCAAATTCATATGCATCATTGCCGGGTACGAAAAGGACATTGAACGCTGCTTCTTCAACCTCAACAAGGGACTCAAGTCCAGATTCCAATGGGTGCACGTCCTGGAACCCTACTCCGGAACACAACTGAACAAAATATTTCTGTCGCAAATCAACGACATCGGATGGACGGTTGAAGAAAAAGACAAACGCGAAATTGAAAACGTCTTCCAGGACGAAACTCTCTTTGAAAACGGACAAGGCAGAGCCATCAAAAACTTTCTCTTCAAATGCAAAATCGCACACTCCAAAAGACTCTTGCGTGAACAAAATAAAAAAAACGGATGTCTATCCATTCAAGACATTCAAGACGCCGTGAAATCGCGCGCAAACACCCACGACGAATCAACACACAACTTTCAATCCATGTTTCTCTGATTTAAATTCTAAAAGGAGAATTTAAACACATTTGGATAGGTTTTTAATCAGTCATGGCAAGTTGGCGGTCACCCAAACGAACAGTCATTGCACAATCGGCCAAAGTAAAACCGGTCGGCACAAACCTTACAACAGTCACGTTGATATGGGTGTTTCCGTTTCTACTAATAGCTGTAGAACACGCCCCGCCCAATTGTGTATCAGGCACAGCGGCATTATCTGTAGAAGTCGCGTTAGCGTAAACAGTTGTAGTTCTTTCAAGATTCGTGAAGGGATCCGTACTTGCTTTTCTACTGGGCGCAGAAATAACAATGCGCTGAAAGATGCCAGAGGGGCCTTTGAGTAAGAATTGCCAACCTTCAGTTGTATTATCATCCGCCGAGTATCCAACTATATAACTTTTATCAGTAACACCCAAATCCTGATCCGCAAGCAGAACGAATACAACATTTGCGCTGACGGACCTGCCCGCACCATCAATCTCAACTGCCGGCGTTGTACCGGCATTGATTGCAGTTAAAATATCTTCTTTAGCAAATGTAATTTTATCGCCTACTTTATACCCAGTTCCAGGGTTCTCAATAGAAAGTGATAAATTGCCTTGGATGCCGGCAGCGGGAGTCACGGTAAATTTAGCAGTCATGCCCGTACCGTTCACTGACGTTGTAGAGGATGAAGCAACAGCGCTATTGGTGGTACCGGCCTGTGACAAGGCAGTTCCGCCTGTGTTGTCATATGTGACCTGGACGCCCGCTTCTGTTTTGGCGGCGCCACTTCCAGCAATCATCGATAAATTTTCGCAAAACACGTTAGATCCTAAACCGAGCTCGGTTCCAGAGTACGGAAGTCTTGGAGGTTGATATAAGAAAGCCATTTTTAATTTATGGCAATAATTTTTTTAAAATCTGCATTGCAAGCGTCTTTTTTTTTGCCGAATTGGTTTGCTACTACTCGAGTGGATCCGATGTTGACGTCGACGTTGTGATGAGTGTGTCCGAACACCCACACGTCGGCCTTTTTAAAGATGGAGGTGTTCTCGAGATTGGTTGCGTAGAAAGACGAGTATTTTCTGGCGAAGCGCGAGGGGAGAAGCAGAGTTTTCGAGGGGGCGTGGTGGGTGATGACGACCAAAGGACCGTCAGTTTTCATTTTAGACACGCGATAAAGCCATTTAATGTCTCGTCTGTGCATCGCCTGGTATTCTTCTACCGACACGTCGAGGCGTATGTATTCGGGCAACGCTTTGGCGTTTCCAACGTCCGACCAAAGAGTAGCTCCGGCAAACGTGACGCCGTCGATGCTGACCATTTTTCGATCGAGAACGTGAACGTTTTGGAGGCGGGGATTCTCTGAAACGGCGCGTTTGAAGGCGTACAGCAACTCTCCTAGAGACTTGTACTTTCTGTTTGCGTTCGAGTCGTGGTAGTACTCGTGGTTTCCCGGCACGTAGAGCACGTGTTTGAACTTGCCGGCCGCTTCTTCGAGCAGTTGGATCATAGGCTGTATGCGGTGAAACGATCCCATGTCGCCTGCTATGACCAAAGTGGGCGTGCGCGCTTCTATCTGCTTGATGACAGTAAATGATTTGGGATCGCCTGCTTCGATGTGCAGGTCGGATATAATTTGAAAGGTTTGATTAATCTTATTCATAGTTGATTTATGCATAGGTAAAATACCTTTATTTACGATCGTTTTCACCGGGTAGTGATTTAAAGTATGACAAAATGGTGAGAAAGAAATGAGCGAAGTAATCGAAGTAAAAGAACTGAATCTGGAGCTTATCGCGCCTGCAACGAGCGGGAATCACGCCGGCGGGTTCAAGCTCGTGGTCGTGGGGAAGCCGGGTACAGGAAAATCTACGTTGATATCAGCCTTGTTGTACGCTAAAAAACATTTGATACCCGCTGGTATAATTATGTCAGGCTCAGAGGACTCGAACGGGTTCTACAGCAAGATGTTTCCGGCGTCGTTTGTGTTCAACGAGTACAGCGAGTCTCAGTTGAAAAAGTTTGTGAAGCGTCAGAAGATGGCTAAGCAGAAGATGAACAATCCGTGGGCAGTGGTGCTTTGCGATGATTGCACGGACAGTTCAAAAATTTTCAACACAAAGATTCAGCAAGGTATGTACAAGAGGGGTAGGCACTGGAACATGCTTTACATTTTGTCTTTGCAGTACGCCATGGACATCAACCCGGCAATCCGTACGAACGTGGACGGGGTATTCATCCTTCGTGAGCCGATTCTGAAGAACCGCAAAGCGCTGTACGAGAACTACGCGAGTGTGATCGGGGATTTCAACATCTTTTGCGAGTTGATGGACGCGCTGACGACAGACTACACGTGCCTGTACATTCACAACGCGATCCAAACGAATCGGTGGCAGGATTGCGTGTTTTACTACAAGGCGGATCCGCCGCCCGACAATTTTAGATTCGGGTGTCGCGAGTTTTGGAAGCATCATCACGACCGTTTTGACCCGGATCACGTCAACAATTTCGACGATTTCGACGAAGATTAACCGCGTAGCGGAGCGGCGATGTAAAGATACTTAAACAGGTTGGTTGGTGTGGATAAATGTCTGCATCGTATAAAAGATACAACGACTTAGGTTCCACTGCGGCTGAAAAGGCTAGGGAAAAGGTTGTCCAAGAACAAATGCTCTCCGCTCAGCAAAAGATTTTGGAGCAGCAACATTTGCTGGAGCAGCAACAGAAACAACTGGATTTACAGAAGAAACAATTGGCACGCAGCAGCGCCTACGCCCAGCAAGAAGCACAGGCCAGAGCGGTGAATTCTCGAGGGTCTCGGGGCGGAAATACGACTTCTGCAGCTGCCGTTTACGAAGGGGCATCCGCTCCAGAAGTGACCACGCGCGAGCAAAAGAACAAGATGATCTGGTCGAACGAAATCTGCGTGTTCAAGATTTCAGCCCCCTGGTGTAAACCGTGCGTTGAGATAGCACCGAAATACAACGCTCTGGCAAAGTTAGTAAACAAACCAGGTAAGATTATGCTGTTCGCAGAAGAGTACGACAAAACCAATCCAAACAAGCTTTCCGCGAATGTGCAAAGCATCCCCGCATTCGACTTTTGGTTCAGAGGCAAAAAGGTGCACAGAATGGTAGGAGCCGATTTCGAGCAGGTGCAGCGAAACGTTCGAATGATGATGACCAACGCGAAGAATGGCGCAAACGGAGATGCTGGAAAAATGCAGATGGAACAGGAACCGCCCCATCCAGCCGATGGGATGCAGTCAAAGAACCGACGAGAGCACTCCAACAATGGAATGTACCCTCCGTCGGCGATGAGAATGTAACAGAAATAAATAATAAAATAAACAGTAAATAAAACTAAAACTGCTTCTTGGCGCAGCGGAAGCGCGCTGGGCTCATAACCCAGAGGTCCCTTGATCGAAACAAGGAGAAGCAACGTACTTTGAAAATGATTTTGATAAACAATTGTTATCAAAACAAAATGGCAAATCAGTCTGAGATTGATAGATTAAGGCGAGTAATTAAGGCGCGCAACCCTACGCAACAAGAGTACAGACAGTCGGCGAACAAAGACTACTTCCAAATGCGTCAAATTTTCGTGGAGGATTCATCTGGAAATTTACCAAAGAGTGTTGAAGAGGTGAAAAAGTGGTTTTACAAAAAAATGTATGTCGAGGACAAATTTAAAATTATCACTCCAGTAGAGTTGGAGCATACTACGCAATCTCTTTACTATTATATACGCGGAGAGATACCCGATTTCGGAGACGCCGATTAAACGCCGGGAACTCCGCCTGGCGCATTGTAAGCATCGCAGCCACAATTAAACGGATTTTTAACAGCTGAGCGGAGAGATTTTATACTCAGTCGAGTATAAAAACTAATGCTCTGTGTCTAGAAACCATGTGGTGGTGATCCACTTTTCTCCTTCGAGAACTGGCGTTCCGCAGTGAA